AATCCACTCTTTTCTAATCTTGTATTTATCGCTTAGAGATATTAAAAATCGCTCGGTTGGGCTTTTTGTTCCTTTTTCTATTTCTGAAATTATAGATTGACCATATCCCATTTGAGCTGCAAAAGTCTTCTGATTGAGCTTTAAAAGCTTTCTCACGTGTTTTATTCTATCGCTAATTTTATTGTCTTGATTTTCAGTCATTTAAAGTTAATTGATAAAAAAGCGATAAAAAATATCTCTAAATATTTTGAAATATCGCAAAGTGATATTAATTTTGTTATCATATTTGAGAGCAAAAATAACAATAAATATGCCACAAAGAGTAATTAAACTGCGTGAAAGTGTTGTTGAAGCGATAAAAAGTGATAATGTTCTAAAGAATAAAATCGCAATTGCATTAGATAAGAGTTATCCAACCGTTCAGCGATATCTGAATACTAATAGCAAGAATTTGACGCTAGAATGTACATTATTAGTGCTTAGAAACGAATTAAAGCTAACAAATGAACAATTGTTAGAGGTGTAATAAAAAAGCCTGATGCGCGAACATCAGGCTAAAAACTAAATTTTTAATGTTATGAATGCAAATTTAGAAAATTCAATCAGATTAAAAAATCTGACGTTCTCGGACATTGTCCAAAATTTGAGTCATGTATCACTTGGGGATTATTATTTACCCAATTCGAGTGATCAGTGTACAACCGTAAACAACGAGGCTTCGTTTGAAAGTTGGAAAAGCAAAATGCTATTGCGATATCCCAATGCAGAAGTACAGTTTGACCCGAAAGCAATTTGGTCCAAAAGGCTTCAAATCGTTGATAAAGCCTTTCAATATGACAAGACCATTTTTACACAGCGTAAACAGTCGAATGTCAGTCTATGAAAGTAGCTTATGTTAATGGTGCGGAAGTGGTTAAACCAACCATTTCCGCACCTGAAAAAAAACGAATGGATATTGAAGCTTTTAAAGCTGAATTTATCAACCACCACAATTTGAAATTTAAAACCAAAAAGCGAAATGTTGCAATTTAACATACCTGTACTTGCAATGCTTATAGTGGATATGATTGTCTTTTTGTCCCTGTTAAAAACTGTTTATCGGCAAATAGTACGTCGTATGCCAAAGGCAAAGCGCGCGCAGTCGAATGTTCGAAAGAAGTTCAAGACTGTTCAAGAAACGGCTAAGTTTTATGCTTGGCGGGAGTATATAAAAAACTCATTGATTGAGATCGAAAAGCAAAAGATCCTCGATGATGACCAAGATCAGAAAATATATTATTCAATTTAAAATACAAGAAAATGTCAAATCAATCTTTAGAACTAACAGCGAAATACATTAAAGCATTATCGCCCGTAGCTGTTGCTACAGATAAAGTGATTGGAGAGCATTTTGTTCAAAAATTCAAATCAATGTACAGGGTTTCGGATGAACAAGCTGTAGCTTTTTACGAGCGCGAAAAAGACAACTTTGCTAAACGTATCTCTGAAAACGATGATCTAAAGGCCTGTACACCTTTATCTCTCTTTACAGCTCTAATGCAATGCGGAGGCTGGAAATTATCCCTCGATGGAGGCGCACAAGCTGATGTCTATCTTATTCCTGGTAATCGTAAAGTGCAAGTAGAAGGCCGTGATGTATGGATCAAAGAATGTGTCGCGCAACCGTCACCTTATGGTGAGAAAAAGATCCGTGTCGAGACTGGACAAGTTAAGCATGTTGGAAATCCAACTGTAGTTTACGATTGTGATACCTATCGCGAATTTGATCACAAACAAACTGGTCGTAGATGGGTTGAGTGGGAGAGAGGTCAACGTAATGAAAATTCAATAATTACAAATGGTTTTATTCTTCTCGAATATCCCGATGGTACCAAAGAATATAAAACGTACGATCACACTGATATCGAATCGTGGGAAAAAGCGTCTGCTAAAAAGAATAAGGGTCATGCTAACACCTTATACGGCTATACCGTTTCTTACAAAGGTCAAGGTGCTAACAAGGAAAAGGTATCAACTAAATCAGGACAGATCGATAAGAAGTTCTTTGAAGGGAAGATCCTTAAACATGCTTTCAAATTGCTTCCAAGAGTAATATCCGATCAGAAATTGCCTGAAAACTTTGTCCCAGAGGGTGAGATTGCTGTTCGTCAAGGTTTCGACGTGTCTGAATTCACTGAAGATATCGATCACGTAGAAGTACCAGGTGCAGACGATCAGGACGAATTTACTCAAGCACTGTCAAATGACATACAGGATACAGAAGTTGTAGAAACTACAATTATAGCCGATGACGACGATCCCGATTTCAGTTTTTAACAATTTAGTTGAATATATAGCGACTTTTTCAACTTAAAATTTATCTATTCACAATCTTAAATTATAAACAAAATGGACTCATTAGAAGTAAAATTAATAACAAAAGACTCCAATAGTATAATCCGTACTTTAGGTATTTCAGACGAACGGCACATAGAATTATGCGATGCTATCAAAGAGCTGGTTGTCGTTAAACAGGAACAGGATATTTCAGTTATGTTATGCGAGCTTTCCAAAGTATGCCAGCATCCGAATGAGCTAGCCTACATTTCATTTAAATTATCGCACGTTCTTCACAAGCAACAGGAGTTACAACAAAATCCGTTTGCTATGTTAATGCAAATGATGGGGGGACGTGGATAATGCAAACAGCTGAAAACAATGGTCTAATCAAGTTCGAGGAGGTATCCTCGACTTTGATGCAAGCAGGTGATATCCTCGCTCAAAACACGAAACTATCACAATCTGCTCAAAAAGCTGCACAGTTCCTCTTAGATACCGTAGAGGCTGAAGGGATGACCGATGAATTGGATGCTAAAATAAATGAATGGCAAGTAAAGGCGAAAGTGGCTTTATCTAAGAATAACGAACGTAGAACGCCAATTACGCAGCTATTGACGCGTATATCTCGCGAGTTTACTGCGCTTGAAAATCCTTTAGATTCATCTAAACCCGATAGTTTGTTTTCCCAGCTCCAAAAGCATCGGAACAGCTTTGCAGCTCAAAAAGAGAAAGAACGTAAGGCGAAAGAAGCGGAGATTTTACGTAGGCAAAACGTCGAAAAAGAGCGTATTCAAATTACTGCAGATGTTGAAAGGCAAATACGATCTATCTATAGTGAGAAATTACTTCAATTCCGTACTGGAGTAGCGAAGATACTTTCTTCCATGACTCTTGAAAACTTTGCAGAGAAAGCCGAAAAGATTAAAGGCATTGCTGTCGATTATCCGCGTGATAAGTTCAATGAAATTACACCAAGTGTATTTCCAGTTTATCTAGATAGCGTCGAATTGGAGCGTATAGTAATATCTTGCAGGGTTAAGCTTTATGACGAGCTTTCAGCAAACTTTCGTGAGAATATGGAAGTCGATAAGCAAGCAGCTATTGACGAGCTACCAAGCAAAAAGAAAGAGCTTGAGCGCCTGGCAAAAGCGAGTGCCGCAGAAGCTGAACAAATCAAGGCTCAACAAGCTGAACGCGAACGCCTGGCAAAGGCTAAATTAAAGCTTGAGCAAGAAGAGGCTGAAAAGCAGGCTAAAGCTAAAATTGAAGCTGAAAAAGCTATGAATAATGCTCAAACTCTTTTCGATACAACCGCTCAAATTGCCGAGATCAATGATACTGCAAAAGTTAAAAAAAGCTACGTTATTGAGGTCGCAGATGTCGCAGGGTGGGGGTATGTTTTTATGCTATACTACGAAAAAGTCGGGATCAATATGAACATAGAAGATCTTGGTAAGAAAACTCTGAACCAAATGAAAAAAGAGATTGAGAAGATTGCTAACAAAAATGGTGAAATGCTTGATCATCCATCGATTCGATATGTCGAAGATGTTAAGGCTGTAGTAACGAAATAGGGGGATTATTCCCCCTCTAAAACTAATCAAATGAAAACATTAAATAATACAGCCGTTGCAGTTTACTTTCAGACAACAATTGCAATTGTTAAGAGCATTTTGCAAAGCCGTAATTACTTTATAACCCTAGAAAAAGAGATATCCGGAGGTTGGCAAATCCGTACTGGCACAGGTACCATTATCAATGTTATGAAGTCTGGAAAGATCATTTTGCAAGGCAAAAATGATACATATATTCAGGAATTGTTGGGCTTTTTAAGGGATTAATTATGACCGAGAATGAGTTGCATAAAATAAATGCTGTTAAAAGCCGCTTGGATGAGCTAAAAAAGCATTTGGAAAGTATAGAATTTGTTGAACAAGAAACACAAGCAACTATCACTTTTAGAATTTCTACGGATGACGGAATGTTTGGAGAAGATTTGAGGCATTGCTTTCTTCCAATTATTCCAGAAGTTGTTATTCGTGACTACAAGGATTATTTGATCAAGGAAATAGAATCCTGTCAAAAACAATTTGATGAATTATAATAAATGAGGTTTAAATAAAATAATCATGGCAAAATCAACAAGAGTACACTTCGGAAATGAAAGCAAAGCAAGAGACTTTGCTAAATGTGAGGGCGGACAATTTCACGAAAATAAAGGCAATACAGAAAAGCCATATACCGTATCGTTTTCAAGAGAGTCAAGAGATCAATCAAATGAAAATTTCAATAGCGATATTAATGGTAATGGCACCAATTGGCACACTTCAGAAGATTTGTAAATCATGGAAAGATTCGAATATGGTGCAATGTCATCTAAGTATGAACTAACCGCAAATAATAAATACACGGCCTATTGCGCAATGTGTTATCATTTCAATAGATCTGCTCATTTAATAGCTATCTACTATCCCGAAGAAAATAAAGAAGATAGTTGGCTAAATCCTTTCGGACAAATCTCTGATAGATTAGATGAAGTTTTTAAAGAAGTAGGTGATTTCGATACTTATTTAAGAGACAATATTGATGAGGTAACGAAAGCATATAATACGATTAAACAACTAGTATAATGAATCCTGATCCATACTACAGCCGTAAAGAAGTAAGCAATTCCGATTTGTCAAGCTTGAAAGAATTACTTTATCCAAAGCCAACGTTTGGGGATAAACAGTATGCTTATGCTTTCGGTACCTTGCTTGACTGCATGATCACCGAACCCGAGAAAGTGGATTACTACGCTCTAACAGTTGATGGACAATATAAAGACTATCCATTTACCGCAGCAGATTTCGAACTGGCTAAGGAAATGAAAAAGTCGTACATGAAAGATAGCTTTTGCAAAATGATGAACGAGCAAGCGGATTTTCAAAGTATATCTATTTCACACGATTTTCCAATCGTCCACAATGAATTTGAATTTCAACTATCAGCAGGTGTACGTTGTAAATGGGATCTTCTTGTTCGTAAATGGAATATGGGCGGTGACATTAAAAGTACCATGGCTAAAACACAAAAGGAGTTTGAGCAAGCATGTGATCATTTTGATTATTTCCGATCACGTGCCTGGTACATGGATATCGAGGGAACCAATCGTGACATGCTTATTGGTATCAGCAAAGTAAATCAAAAATTATTCAAGATTCCAATTACTCGAGGCGATAAGCTTTATAACTACGGTAAAGCACAATATCAAGAGCTTGGATTTAAATACTGGCTCTACGTAGACAATTTTGCAGCATAATGTTAAACACAACAATAATAATCATTTCGCTACTGGTGGTAATCTATGTCGATTATCTAAGCGACAAAAAGAAAAAGAAAAATGGAGGCAATAATCAAGGCACTAAAAAAATATCCAAATAAGGATGTGTATAAAATCGCTCGTCTTTTAAAAGTTGAAACTTTAGATGTATCGCATGCACAGCATGAATACCTAAAGCGATTCAGGAAAGATTAATAACTTAAAAATCGTTGATAATGAGATTAACAAAGACAATTGAAAACGCCACGGTGAACGTTTCACGGAAAGTGACCAAAGCAAAACTTAAAAAGGATAAAACACTTGACGTCTCTTTTGAGGAAACCGTTACCATTATTGAAATGGTAGATGGGGAAGAAGTATCTAAGACAGTCCAAGCTGAATACACAAGGGTTGGTAAGAATATTGTTCACGAGGACATGGAATCCGCTCTTGAATATTTGCGGCCACATTTGGCAATCCTTTGTGATCAGGTTGAAGCTCAAGACAAAGAGTATTACGAATTAGATAGTGATTTAGAATCGCTTGATAGATACAAGGTCAATTCGTATGCAATCGGAGGGTCTGGAATAAGCGAGGGTGTTACACTTACCGGCACACGCTATGGCAAATATGGACCTCAAAATCTTAATTCTCAATTCACTAAATACGAAGGTGGCGAGAATGAAGAAACCTACGAGCATGCTTTTGAGCTTCGCGGAATGATTAATCATTGTAATGAGGAAGCTTTATTGTATGTGGAGGGTAAAATGGCTCCAACGGCTCAGCTAGATATGTTCGAGCAAGAAGAAAAGGAGCGATCAGAGAATGAGGGTCAAGAATTCGAGTAATGGCAACGTATATCATCAAAGAGCATAAGCCCAAGTCAATTTATGACACAGGTTATTGTGTGGTCTATAAAAGTATTTTTTTAGGTCTTTTCAAATCGTATGTAGATGCCTTTTTCAGCCTAAATCAAGCTTTACAATTTGTGTACCAACAAAAAGACTGCAAAAACATAGAGATTAATTAACAGATTTTTTAACGATCTGGACACGTTCTTACAAGCGATTATCAGGGAAAAATTAAACGCTAAAGTTAAAAGGTTAGGGATGTGGTGCATTGGTAAGACACCGCACATCGTGTGCATCCATAAGAGGTGCTAGCGCGTAAAAAGCTCTTATGAAGGATGGTTGCCGGTTCGACTCCGGTCATCCCTACAAAAATTTAAAATTTATAAAATGGGTTTAGACACAACACACAATGCATTTCATGGAGCTTACAGTGCTTTCATGAGATTTAGAAAAGGACTTGTAGATCATTCTTTGAAACAAGATGTAATGGACTTCATTGGATTTGGCGGTACAGTTACTGAAGAAACAATTGAAGACCTTGGATTGCAACGTCTGATTAACCAGTCAGATTGCGATGGGGAGATATCTCCACAAGACTGCAAATTGATTGCTGATTATCTTGATAGAGTAATCCCAAATTTAGCAGAAGGGGAGCTAAAAAGCCGTTCGATTCAGTTTCGTGATGGTTGCCTATTGGCTTACTCAAATAATGAATTTATAGAATTTGGATAATGAAAAAACTAACATTTTACGACGTTGACTACAAGGTAGACGAACGTTACGAGGACTATGCTGTCTTTAAATTACCATCGAGTAATGTTGACTTTTGCGGGCATAAGCCCGAAGAGGGAAAAGATACACACTTGTTCTTCGTCCAGTACAAAAATGGCGGTACGTATTTGTATCGCGACATTCCTACTGATGTTGTCAAAAATGCTTCATTGGCCGAAAGCATTGGCAAGTATGTTCGAGAGAAAGTTTCAGGTATTACCCCGGGAACAAAACTTGGATTTCCAATTTTAACACCTGTAGAGTTGAAATAATGGCGACTAATTCAACTAAAAAACGATCCGATCTATCCGAGTTTACAAAGCTTTTTGGACACGGTGAGCCCCGAATTTCATCTGGGCGAATTGATTTCAGAGTTTCTGACTTGGATAGATCCTATCAAGTTGCGCAACGCATAATTGAGGCTAATAACCTCAATATCGAGATCGTTGGTAAAAACGCTCAATTGCGCTCATTTGAAGTAAAAGTAATCGAAAACTAAGGGTAATTACCCTCTAAAATTTTAAATGTAATGGGAAGAGAAATTAAAAGAGTTCCGCTGGATTTTAAATGGCCAATTGATCAATTATGGAAAGGATATCTAAATCCATACACATCACAAGAATGTAAAGCTTGCGATCGAACTGGTTATAATGATGCCACTCGGAAGTTAAATGAAGATTGGTATGCATTCGATAATGAAAATTACAAACCTAGTCCAAATGGTCGTCGCTACAATGATAACGCCTGGCAATATCATCTAACCCAAATTGAGGTTGTTGCTTTAGTAAAGAATGGTCGTTTGAAGGATCTTACACATAATTGGGAGCCTGAAAAAGGTTGGTCGAAAAAAGAACCTGAGTATATACCAACAGCTGACGAAGTAAATAATTGGGCAATCAACGCGCCTTTTGGGCATGATTCGATTAATCGCTTTATTTGTGTCCAAGCGAGAGCTGAACATCAAGGTGTATACGGTACATGTGAGTTTTGCGGTGGAGAGGGTGAAATTTGGCAATCCGATGAAATTAAGAAGCTTAATGAACTTTGGGAGAGTTTCGACCCTCCTGTCGGAGAAGGTTACCAGCTTTGGTCAACTACTACAGAGGGGCATCCGATGACTCCTGTTTTTTCTTCGGCAGAGGAATTGGCAGATTACTGTGGTTTAAATAAGGTCTCTGTGTTTGGAAGCAGCACTATGACAAAAGAAGAATGGCTTGAACAATTCCAAAGCGAATTGATAACACATAAAGACGGTAACGTATTATTTATTTAAATATGAATGGAAGCGCTGTGCCAGTAGGAAGTATTTTTAAAATTGACTTCCGATATCATCCAAAAATTGTTCAGGCAGTCAAAGAATTGCCTGAACGTAAATTTGATCATAATGATAAGACTTGGAGTGTCCCAGCTAAATATCGTGACGAAGTAGAGCGTTTTTGCAAAGTGCATAAACTGCAGTTTGGACATAAGGTAGTGCAGGAAAGAAAGTTTGATTTTGTCATTCCTCCGCTTCCAGAGCTGACAATTCAGATACCTTTGAAGAGAGAGCCAAGGCCTTATCAAGAAACCGGTATTGCTTATGCAATATCGCGCCAACGAACTTTCTTTGGTGACGATATGGGGCTTGGTAAAACCTTTCAGGCTATCGCTTCAATTGAGGCATTACACCAACAAGGGAAAGCCGCTTATCCATGCTTGATTGTCTGCCCTTCTGCTGTGAAGGAAAACTGGAAGAAAGAGATCGAACAGACGATACATCGTAAAGCTGTCGTGCTTTCCGACGGAATGAAAAAAACTTATCAGGAGTTTTTCCGTACAGGATTAGCGCAATTCTATATCGTAAACTACGAGAGCATGAAGAAATTCTTTGTTGAACTTATTGACGATCCTGGAATCGATCCTAAGACCTTAAAAAAGAGAAAGCCAACATTGAAGCACTATCATTTCAACGCAAAGGCAATCGGATTTTATAATTCAATAATATTCGATGAAAGTCATAGATTGAAAGCGGTTTCGACACAAGCGGCTAAGATCGCAAAAGGTGTATCTGCTAACAAGGAAACTATTTTTCTATTAACTGGTACTCCATTGATCAACAAACCGAGCGATCTTATTGCACAGCTGGGCATCATGAATAGACTTGTCGAGCTTGGTGGTTACAAACACTTCATGGAACATTATTGTGATGGACCAAACGGAGCCTCAAATCTGAAGGAACTAAACTACAATTTGAATAAGGTTTGTTTCTTCCGTCGTAACAAAACAGATCCTGAAGTCAAAAAATATCTTCCGGATAAGTCTCGTCAAGTCATCTTGTGTGATCTAAACAAGGAATCTCGAAAAGAATACAATCACGCTTTGGCCGATCTTGAAAGCTATATGAAAAGCTACAAAAATGCCGATGACGAAAAGATAAAGCAATCCATGAAAGGTGAAGTAATGGTACGTATAGGTATTCTAAAAAATATCTCTGCACGCGGAAAACTTAAAGATGCTTTTGAGTTTATTCAGGAGCTTATCAACGCAGGCGAAAAGGTTGTAGTTTTTGTGAACCTCATTGAAATTGTCAAAGCTGTACAGGAAGCTTTCCCACGCTCGGTTCGTTTGACTGGTGCCGAAAATGCCGTTCAAAAGCAGAATTCAGTTGATGCTTTTAGAACAAATAAAAACGTCGATGTAATTGTTTTGAATTTGAAAGCCGGAGGTGTAGGTGTGAACGGACTGCAGGAAGTCTCAACAAACATTTGTTTCATAGAATTTGGCTGGCATGCTGCCATTATGGACCAGGCGGAGGATCGTCTTTATAGAATGGGGCAACATAACAACGTTATGTGTACTTACTTCCTTGGCCGTGACACGATCGACGAATGGAACTATGATCTTATTCAAAAGAAACGACACATTGCAAATACTGTTACAGGAAATGAAGATATGACTGAGGTTAGTATCGTTGACAGTTTTGCGGATTTATTTACCAAATAAGTTGAAGAATATTCAACTTATTCAAGTTAAATGTTATGATAAAAAAACAAAGAACAAGAAAAGAGGTAGATGCTATAAAGCACCTACAGCAATCAATGGTCGATGCTCTTCGTGTCGTTATCTATGCAGTTGGATCTTTGCGTTATGCTGCTTTCGAGAGCCTCCAACCATTAATATATGAGTTAAAGAAAATCGATCCAACCCTAAGCTCTCCGCAGATTTTGGACTTTAAAAAGGATATTGAAAAAATCATAGAAAGTACTGAAAAGCTTAACCAAAAATGTAAAATGAGGTTCGTGGCTTCAAAGGATCACGAAGCTTTTGAAGATCGTGCCTATGCTACTTATCAGTGTGATGCTGCACTAAGCTATATGTCAGATAGCGACGTGTTCCAGGAAGCGATGCGTTTGTCAAAAAATGACAAGAACTATGCTAAGCTATCCGAGCAGGTGAAATTTATGGATAAGGTACTTGATAAAGCTCGATCAAGCAATCACGATGCTATCCGCATGATTCAGGAAAGGCGCGATGTTTTAGAATCGATAGCTGCTGAACCCTACCTTATAAAAGATGGAGAAGTTAAAATCTATGATATAGCGCCCGAAAGGGAGGAAGTGGAGGTGTCGTAATGATCAACGCATTCATACTTCAACATAAGCCTTTTGTACCGCAAATTGTGGATGATCCTAAGTCAATTCTCTACATTGTAATAGACCTTTTTTGTGGTGCTGGCGGCACGACAATTGGTTTTGACAAAGCAAGAAACAAATGGGGAAAGAAAATGGCTATTATTGCTTGTTGTGTTAATCATGACTATAAGGCTATCAGAAGTCATTGGGAAAACCATCCTGAAGTTCACCATTTTGAGGAAGATATTCGAATTTTAGACTTAAATCCTTTGGTTGAAATTGTAAACGAGTACCGTCGTTTATATCCATGGGCAAAGATTGTATTGTGGGCTTCTCTTGAGTGTACAAATTTCAGTAAAGCAAAAGGCGGCCAGGCGCGTGATGCAGATAGCAGAACATTAGCCGATCATCTGGACAGGTATGTAAAGGCCATTGATCCCGATTATATTCAAATAGAAAATGTTGTTGAGTTTATGTCGTGGGGGCCACTCAATAAAAAAGGCAAACCTCTTAGCATGAAGTCAGGTAAAGATTGGCTACGTTGGAGAAAACATATTAATTCTTTTGGCTACAGGGATGAATGGAAGCAACTAAATTCAGCAGACTTTGGAGCTTATACCTCAAGGAACAGGCTTTTTGGATGCTTTGCCAAAGAAGATCTTCCTATTGTATGGCCTGAGCCTACTCATTCAAAAACTGGAACAGGTAAACAGGATCTTTTTGGAAGTGGTCTATTGAAATGGAAACCTGTGAAGGATCTTTTAGATTTTGGAGATGAAGGCGAAAGCATTTTCGGACGTAAAAAGCCTTTGGTTGAAAATTCGTTAAAACGCATTTATGCTGGATTGATCAAGGAGGTTGCAGGTGGCAAAGATGCTTTTATCGCTCAATATAATTCTGGCAAAGATAGATTTACAAGCGTAGAAAGTCCATGTAATACGTTGCCGACCGCCAATAGATTTTCTTTGGTTCAAACATCATATTTGGTAAAAAACTATTCAGGAAGCCCAAATGATAAAATATCATCAATTGATTCTCCTGCGCCAACAATCACTACCATCCCACATGAATCGCTTGTAAACGTTGAGCCATTCGTTTTGACATCATCATATGGCGGAGTTTCAAAATCAATCGAGGAACCATGCCCGACAGTTTTGGCTAGCAGAAAACACCACTATGTTATAAACCCGGTTTTCTTAACCAAGTATTACGGAAACGACAAAGGCAGCGAGTCCATTAACTCTCCGCTTGGAACAATACCAACTAAAGATCGATTTTCGCTTGTATGCGCCAACTGGCTAGACAAACAGTATTCAGGAGAACGAAACCATCAATCGATAAATCAACCTGCTGGATCTATTTTAGCCAATGACAAACACTGTTTGATGACTGCAAAAGGATTTATTTACAATCCTTCACACGGTGGGCACTCTATGCACATAGATCAACCATGCCCAACAATTATAGCGCGCCAGGATAAAGCGCCTTTGTACTTCATCCAGTACTCGATCAATCACAATGTGAGAATTGAAATATATAATGGTGATTCGGAGACTATGGTAAAAATTAAGGAGTTCATGGCCCTATATGGAATATCTGATATTAAAATGCGAATGCTCAAAGTTGATGAACTAAAATTGATACAAGGTTTTCCAATGGACTACCGGCTATATGGAAACCAATCTGATCAAAAGAAATTCATCGGCAATAGTGTAGTTCCTCATGTGGTTTGTGCATGGGCCGAAGCTCAAGGCGAAAGATTAGAACTTCTAGCAGCATAATAAAACTTAATAATTAAAACTATGTTTAAAAACTTTTTTAAATCAGAAAAACCGCAAGTTAAGGAAGAACCTACAGTTGACAAATCATTTAAAATAAATGATTATTACGGCCGCTTCACACTTGAAGAAATTGATGCCGAGGTAGACGTTATGAGACTTCAAAAGTTGCAAGAAGAAGTGCGTTTGGATTACAAGAATAACCAAGCAACTTTCGAACAAAACGGCAATATCAAAACTCGAAAACACATGAATTTTTGTCGATTTATGCTTTCAAGAATTGAGCAACGAATCTCGGAAATTAGGAAAGTGCAGAGTCTTTCACGTGATCTGATAAAATACAAAAGAGCATCTCCGGATAAGTGGAAGCTTATTGTTTCGATCATCGTCGAGCGTTATCCTGGCGTGGACTTGCAGCATATTGAAGAAATCATAGAAAAGGGGGAGTAAATGGATAGTCTTTTTAATGATATAGAGAAAGGTGCCGAAATTTCTGAATGTGGCAAATACCGTTACCGTCTTTGGCGTATTTGGGACAAAAGTAAAGCTATGGTAATGTTTCTAATGCTCAATCCATCGACTGCAGATGCCATGTTAGACGATCCAACAGTAAGACGATGTATCGGATTTGCTAAATCTTGGGGCTATGGTGGTATCGTAGTGTGCAACCTATTTGCATACCGCGCAACAAATCCAAAAGAATTGTTGAAAGTGTGTGACCCTATGGGACAATATAATATTTATCACATTCAGAAGGCAATTGACGAAAGTGATTTGGTCATATACGCTTGGGGGAACGGTGGAATAGTTCGAGAGTTATTTTGCAGGCATCGCTCTTTTGAAAAACTAAAGTTTGGATATTGCTTTGACAACCACAAAGGTTATTACCTGAAACTTTCTAAAGACGGAACGCCTTGCCACCCGCTTTATTTAAAAAGTGATTTGAGTCCTATTAATTATTTAACCAAAAAAGTCTGGCAAAAATGAAAAAGAAAGTTCTAACAGTTATTTATAACATGTCTTCAGGCAATTTCTCAACAACTAGAACGGAGATTTTAACCTGTTTTCCTTGCAATGAACACAAGGTTGTCCATGAATCAATTGAGGATTTAAAAAAAGATGATATTGTACATGCTATCCCGATGCGTAATTGCCTAGGTCATTTTCAAGGTGTTCAGCATTATATCAACTGGGACAAATTTACCGACGATATGATCGACCAAAGTTTGATCACAGAGGATAAGGAGGTTGATCGTGAAGTATGATGATTTTTTAAAATCTAAGATTCGTCTCGCCCAGCCTGACGGTGTTGAGTGTGATATCAGTGAGATCAATCAAGCATTAAAGCCACACAACAAACTTATGGTGAAATGGCTTGTTGAAGGCGGTCGAAGAGCTTGCTTTGCCTCTTTCGGATTACACAAGACTGTCACGCAACTTGAGACTATCCGGATCATGCTTACTAAAGTTGGAGGACGTGGGTTGATCATTGCGCCATTGGGTGTGCGAGCAGAATTTAACAAAGATGCTGTTAATATTCTCGGTTGGGAAACGGGGCCAAAATTTGTTCGATCTATTGGCGAATGTGAATCTACAGGTATTTATATTACGAACTACGAAACGGTGCGCGATGGTAAACTGGATCCTAGACTTTTTTCTGCCATAAGTCTCGATGAAGCTTCGATTCTCCGCGGACTTGGTGGTTCTAAAACATTTCGGGAGTTCATGAGATTATTTACCGGTGATGAAGGTGTCGGAGGGAACAGGCGCGGTGAAAGCATGGTTAAGTATCGATTTGTAGCAACCGCAACACCGTCGCCAAATGATTATATTGAACTTCTCGCTTATGCTGACTTTTTGGGTATAATGGACGTTTCCCAAGCTAAAACGCGGTTTTTCAAAAGAGATAGTACAAAAGCAGATAAATTGACACTGTACAAGCATAAAGAGGAAGAGTTTTGGCTTTGGGTTGCTTCATGGGCTCTATTTGTTTCTAATCCGTCAGATCTCACAGGAAATGAAAGTGATGATATCGGCTATAATTTACCGCCTTTAGATGTTCGCTGGCATGAAATTCCAACCGATCACACAACCGCTGGTACCGAAAAGAACGGGCAATATAAGGCTTTCCAGGAAAGCGCGATCGGACTGGAGGGATCTGCAAAAGAGAAACGCAATAGCCTGGTAAAGCGAGTTCAAAAAATGCGTTCTTTGTATAATAGAGATTTATACATCGTTCCTAAAGTAGAATCTATAAAAGATAGCGTAATTGATGGTGCATTAAGACATGTCGCCGGTTATTGGGTTTTAGAAAACTTGCGGAATGGTGAACCTTGGCCGCAAGCTTTTGGAGGTGAAGGCGGATCGTCGCATCCTGCGCACTGGATGAGCAATTCTAAAGGTTTGAGCTATGTGCAAGATGGTGAAAGAATTCAGGTTTCTGCCAAAGAAATAAAGTCTCGAGCCATGAAGTATAAAAAATCTCATCTTATTCTTTGGCACGATCTGGAGGACGAGCGTAGAGCGATCGAAAAGCTTTTCCCTGAATCAAAGTCTGTTTATGGCAGTCAACCGCTTGAAATTAGAGAAGATATTGTAATGCAGTTTTCCTGTGGTGAACTGGCGCAAATAGCTGCAAAACCGTCGATGCTTGGCTCTGGTACCAACCTGCAAAAACATTGTAGTTGGGCGATTTATTCCGGTATAGGTTTTAAGTTCAATGACTTCATTCAGTCGATACACAGGCTTTTAAGATTTGGGCAAACCGGTACCGTTCGAATTGATCTTATTTACACAGAAGCCGAACGCCAAATTCGTAAACAGCTAGAAAGGAAATGGCATCAACACAATGTAATGGTAGAAAAAATGATAGAAATTGTAAAGAAATATGGATTGTCGCGCGCAGCCATGGCGCAAATGTTGACCCGCAAAATGGGAGTAGACCGAATCGAGGTCAAAGGAAAAGATTATTCTTTTATAAATAACGATAACGTAAAAGAGCTGCCAAATATTAAAAGTGATAGCGTTGGACTGATATTGACTTCTATTCCTTTTGAAATGCAATACGAGTACTCGCCAAATTACGCTGATTACGGGCATTGTGAGAGTAGTGACGAATTCTGGAAGCAAATGGATTATTCTACTCCTGAAGCTTACCGTACGCTTATGCCTGGCCGTATCTGTGCTATACACGTCAAAGATAGAATAGTGCCAGGTGGTATAAATGGCTTAGGCTTTCAGACTGTAAGTCCTGTACACATGCGCTGCATTGATCATTTCACAAAACATGGATTTGCCTATATTGGAATGAAAACCATTGTTACCGATGTTGTGCGTGAGAATAGCCAAACGTATCGTCTAGGATGGTCCGAGCAGTGCAAAGACGGTTCCAAAATGGGTGTTGGAATGCCTGAATATCTTTTACTTTTCCGCAAACCCCCATCCGACACAAGCAATGCATACGCAGATATTCCGGTGTTGAAGCCAAAGCGTGAATACAACAAACAAGATAAATCTTGGAGCAAAGGTTACAGTAGAGCGCGCTGGCAAATGGATGCACACGGTTTTACTCGAAGTTGTGGCAATCGCCTATTGGACCCGGAAGAGGTCGCCAAATTGGAATCGGATGCAATTTTTAAGCTATTCAAGACATATTCATTAGAGGAGGTTTGGGATTTCGAGCAGGTTGTCCAGATCGCGGAGAATGTCGAAGCACAAGGGAAACTTCCGCCAGGATTTATGCTTCTGCAGCCGCAAAGTTGGACAGAAGAAGTTTGGACCGATATCACTCGCATGCGGACGCTTAACGGCTCCCAATGGAGCAACGGTAGAGAGATGCACGTATGTCCGTTTCAGATCGATATCGTTGAACGTGTTATTGATCAAATGTCAAATCCTGGCGATATCGTACTTGATTATTTTGCAGGCTTGGGAACCGTGCCACTTGTAGCAATACAGAAAGGGCGTAAAGGTTTAGGTATTGAGCTCAATCCTCTATATTGGAGTGACGGCGCTAACTACCTCAAGGCAGAGGAAATGAAGCAAAGCATTCCAACGCTTTTTGATTTAGTATAAAAGTTGAATAATTTTCAACCTTTTCAATTTTTAGAAATAACTTTGATATTATGGAGCAGTATGAACATTTCTGTTTAGTATCTCGTTTCCTGTACACCGAATTAGAGCAGGCCGCAGCCATGGTGCATATGTTGAAGGAGCAAGGCTTAGAATACGAATTTTGGGAGTTTAGGAAGCAAGAGTTGCTCCATAGAATCAAGGTTCATTACCACGACTTTGAACGAGTTTTATTTTATAAAGAAAAAGGATTTTAATTATGGCTAGGCCACAAAAGAATACTGTTGATTACTTTCCCCACCTCATTGGCTCGGGTAAGAAAATGGCATACATTGAAATGAAATATGGGAACGACGGCTATGCTACTTGGTTCAAACTTTTAGAAACCTTAGCCATAACCGAACACCATTTTCTGAATATGAATGAAGACATTGAAGTGATGTTTCTGTCTGCAAAATGTAGGGTTTCTGTAGACATATTGCTTGCAATAATAGAGGATCTTGTAACCCTAAAAGTGTTCGACAAAACACTGTGGCAAAAGCGTGTTTTATGGTCTCAAATGTTCATAAATCATATTCAAGACGCTTACAAACGTCGTGAAAATAAATGTTTACAATTTGAGGGTTTATGTAAACATTTACAGAGTTTAGGTATACATATTGCAAACAATAATACTCTCAACTCTGACAGTAATACACAAAGTAAAGTAAAGGAAATAAAAGTAAAGGAAATCAAATATATTCCGACCGAGTCGGGAGAAAAAAAAGACCCTGAAAAACCCGAAAAAAAACCACTTTGGGAGCAGTATTCTCCTACAGATTTTGAAACACCAAAGCAAGATATCTTAGATGATCAAGAATTTGTTTCAAGGCTAGCATCTGACAACGTGATATCAGTAGACAAAGCAAAAGACTGGATTGAAAATTTCTTTCAAAACATATCTTTCACCGGAGAATCAAAATCAAGTCTGCAGGGATATCGCAAACACTGTAAAAACTGGATCAGTTTAAAAATTCAAAACCAATCAAAAAATTATAACAATGGAAAAAAAGCAACACACCAAGCAGGTCAACGAACTAGTGGCACCGCACCAGCAGGGGGATATTCAGGACTATAACCATATCGAGCTGAGTAGTGAAGAAATCGAAGAGATCACAAGCGCAGCACTTCGAGAAGCCCGCAAACGTAGACACTTTCAAATTCAAAACAAAAAGTATTTGGAGAAATTAAGCAAGCCCCCGGAGTACCCAAAATTTGATGCAGCAACGACACAGAAATTCTTTTTGAAAACTGTCCAGAACATCAATCCAAGTTTTATGATCAACGAACACAATGAAAAAATTATCAATCTGCTGTCTCTCTATTTCTCTGGTGATGATCGCTTCGAAGCAGAAGGGTATTCACTCAAAAAAGGAATTATGCTAGTTGGACCAGTAGGATGCGGTAAGACTACCATCATGAAAGCATTTCAGATAAATTCAAATAATCCGTACGCCGTCACAACAGCACGCAAGATATCTGACAGTTATCTGTCACGCGAAAATGGTGGTGAATACGTGATCAATCGTTATTCGAATCTTATCGCCGCCCATCCTCAACAGAACTTTGGTTTCTCTCAAATTGGGCTCTGCATTGATGATTTGGGTGTAGAAACTGTCAAAAAGAACTTTGGAAACGAGGTCGATGTTGTCGGTGATATCATCATGAATCGTTATGAGCATGAATTGTTCAACACAACACACTTTACCGCCAATATCGGCGGTAATGAAATTGAACAAGCATACGGACCGAGAATCAAATCCAGGTTACGTCAAATGTGCAACTTTATTGCTTTTGATCACAATGCACCGGATTTTAGGAAATAAAATAATTACTCAAACTTTACACAACACATTATGAATTTAGGGTTTATGCAGAACTGGCCAAAGAGCATGGCCATGGAAAACAACGCGACGTATTTCATCGCTAAAATTTGGATGGGCATTCCGCAGCAGTACAAAAGTTTAAAAATTCATGATGATTATTGCACGAAGCATGTTCATCAATTCAATGCCCATTGGGATGTTCCGGATATTGAGATTAAACCAAAGCTCCACACAATCCGACAAGACGAAAGGGAACGTTGGAACCCTGGGATGGATATTCATTTCGTAAGCAACAGCCGGACAAAAGATCGTTTTCAATTCGCGCCAGTGGTGAAATGTACGAGCGTTCAGACTATCGAAATTATGGACGCATCCCATTTGCCGCGAGTCGATGGAATTGTTTTGGAGTTTCCTCATGGAGTAGAAATATTCTACTTGGCTTACGAGGTCAAGATTGATGGACGGTTTTTAAATGAGAAGGAAATTAGAGAGCTCGCTATAAATGATGGTTTTGAATCTGAGTACGAATTTTTTAAGTATTTCAACAAAGATTTCAAAGGAAGGCTAATCCATTGGACTAACCTTCGATACTAAGTTTCTCTTTGATTGCTTTACCGACTTTATCGACATCAATGTCAATATGTTCTTGATAGTCAGAATTAAGCTTCCATCGTTTTTCGGTGTGATTGTATCCTAATTGTGCTGTACCATAGTCGGTAGAAACTGAATAGAGTGGCAAATTGTCTGATTCCTTTTGAACATCATAGTATTCGCCGTCAACATAAATTTTAAAATTTTCCATTCTTAAAAATACAAAAATGAAATCAAATTGGGGAACCTCTTTCGTTAAAAATCTAAAACAAAATGGTTGGGTTGAGATAAACGGAGCTATTAAGCTCAAAAATAAGCTCACAGAGAAAGAAAATGAGCAGATATGTATAAATTCATCAAAAAAGAAATACAATCGCTCTAAGGGCTTAAAAACAGGCTGGATTGATGACTATAGAAATTTGAGAAACAAAGAACATATGAAAGATCCATTTATACTTTTTATCAAACAGGAATTAGGTTTAGAAGTGTGGCCTGAATTTTTCTTTTCTACTGAACGATTATACCGCATCGATTATGCGATACCCGTTGCGATTGATGGGAAAATATTAAAGATTGCTATTGAACAGGAGGGTGGTATTTGGATGAAGGGGAATAGTGGTCACAGCTCGGGTACTGGGATTAAGAGAGATATGGACAAAAATAATCTATTGCAATCACTAGGCTGGCGGCTTATTCGTCGGCAGCCTAGTGAGATGCTTACTGTTGAGACGGTCGAGTTTCTTCGCCTGCTAATGGATCTACATCGATAGCAGATGTAGGAGTAGCGGATTTATCAAATAACTCTTGTAAACTAATTTTAATTTTAGTCGCTAGATTTGACATCTCTTCATTTTCTGTACAAATTAGAAAATTGAGTTGTTTCATTATCGAACCTTTATGCTTTTCTAATGGTTTAATAAAAAATGAGGTATCTTTTGTGCTTTCCAAAATTGTTTTCATTCTCCTAGTTAATGTAGTTTCACCAGGGTCATCATTCAATTTTGTTATTGCATGATGAACGGATCTTAATCCATAAAGCGTTAAGTAATTAAGTCTATTTGATTCTAAGCACTGAACCGCAAAAGCTCTATAGTTTGCGTTAACTGTTGTTTCTATAGTTCTGCTTAATTTGATTGATAAATCGTCAATTCTTTTAAATTCTTCATCCATAAAATCCCGCGTTTCTTTTTTCAATTCTGGAATGGTCTTTGTTTTTAATTCCTCAATTTGTTTTTGAAAAGGGTCTAAAATATATTTCCAAGAAAAAAAGCCCAAAAGTGCAAGTACAACCGTAAACCAGAATAATTGGAAAGCTAATTGATCAGTAAATATTTCTGTTTTTATGTCAGCTTTTTGCAGTGTTTTGTCAAAGCTCCTAAGAGAGTCTTGCACTAACCTGTGCTCATTTGACAATTTTGAGAACTTGGTTTCTAAGAGCGTAAGCTTGGCTTGTAGTGAATCGACAGAAACACCATTTTGGTTAATAACTTTTGGCATAGTGAATAATTTTCGCAAAGATAACCAATCAAATAATTATTTGAAAACATTAGTGATTGTTGAAAATAATGCTACTTATTCAACTTTTTGTATATTTGCTAAAATGGTTAGATATCCTGCGCAAATGGTGGCAAAGGTACTGTACCAGGAGTTTCCCGATTTGGCTCTCAAAGTAGATGCTAAGATTCGCGAGAAAGTTCCTGATACAGTGCTTACTGATTTTTCAATGATAAACGAAATTGTTTTGCAGTTTTGTGCATTGGAAGATTTTCATGTAGATGATCTGCACGACTGTTCGAAGAGTCGAAGCCATTCTAATGCTCGTAGGATCTTGTTTGCAGTGATCTTGAATTTATTCAATCCAGAGCTTTTGCATAACCTTATAGAAGGTTCTTTCAGTCCCAAAGGCAGGAAGTCAATCGAAAAGGCTTTAGGCTTATCCAAGAGAACGGTAAATTATGATATGTGCAAAGCGAGGAACTACTATAAGATTTATCGCGATTTCAGAAACAAAGTTGATTTAATAACCTCAAAAATAATTGAAAGCTATGGCAACAAAGAAAACCGCAGCACCGACACGCCAATATGAAAGTAAGGCCGGAAAGGAAAACAGAATTAAAACCGATATCCACATCACGCAGCCTAAAACAGTGATCACCATTGAAGGGAAACTGGATGATGCGGTTAATCTTGAATTACGCTATCTAGTGGATGATTTTTTAAAAGGAAAAGGTCTTTAGTCGTTCACTTTTAGGCTCTGGAAAAAGTATGTTTTCCCGTTAAATTCACGTGAAAAACGATCTCGCTCTTTGAAAGCACGATACAAGGTTATATAGCTCATTTGATCAATCTCTTTTGAAAATTGTTCGTGCAGATCCTTTATAGTCGATTCCACGTAAAGCACCTGGTTATCGGCAATAATGAAGAATAGGCTCTTTATAACTTTGTTCATAGGAACAAATGTAAAAAATAAATTGTTAAAATATAAATAAATATTTGCACATGTTAATATTTGTACATATATTTACATTATCAATTAGAACATTTATTTTTTACACATGAAGCGAATTTTAAGAACTATGTCTGTTCAGTCGTTTACCGAGATTGAAGACATTAAAGTATCTGCCCAGATATCTTTGAATACCGAAAATGAGACACCTGAGCAAGTAGCAAAAATAGAGCAGCTACAAAAAGAGATTGAAGAGTTTATAATGAATAAATTGGACGTTCAAGAAATTAAACGTGATTTGTCAATGAACAAATACCTTGTTACTGCATGGGACGAGTTTTTCTTAAGAGGAGATCCTCAAGAGTTTTATGCTGAAGATGAAGAAAGTGCTAGAGCAGAAGCCAAACGTTACTTTTCGAAAAAGTTTGATCTTATTCCAACTGAGATACGTATAAGAGAATGTATTCTGATACAAAGAAAACAAAATTAAAATGGAAACCTCCGAACAACTATGCGAGCGTATCGCAGAAAAAGCAAATGGTGTTGCTGTAGTTTCTTTTTCCATGGGAAAAGATTCGATAGCGTCATACATTCAAATGAAGAAGTATTTTGACCGCATCCATCCTGTATTTTACTACATGGTGCCTGATCTTGAGTTTCAAAATAAAAGCCTCGAGTACTATGAGAATGAAGTTTTCAAAGAACGTATATTGCGTTTTCCTTCTCCAGCTCTGTACCGACAATTAGCATACTTCATGTATCAGCATCCAAGCGCGGTAGACTTCATCCATGAGAAAGATATCTATATCCCTCACTATGATGAAGTATTTGCTGTAGCAAAAGAAGATTTGGGCTTAGACCTGGACACATACACCGGTGTCGGAGTTCGAATGAATGACAGCTTGAACCGTCGTTTCAGTATCAAAAAGTACGGTGCTGTCAATGAAAAGCGAAAGCAGTTCTATCCAGTATTCGACTGGTCCAACGACAAGTTGATCACTGAAATTCGAGCGTCTGGAATCAAGTTGCCAATTGACTATCGAATATGGGGACGATCCTTCGACGGTTTTCACTATAAGTTTTTGAAGCCGCTGAAAGATCACTTTCCAAATGACTACGAAAAATGCAAATCACTATATCCATTCCTAGACTAGAATTAATACGCCATGAGCAAATCTAAAAAACAACCTTCAAACGATTTTGACCCATTTGCGTCATCGTTTACAAGCTTTCCTTCATTCACCGACTTTAGCGACGAACCGCAACAAGACACGAGCAATTATGAAAGCTATGAAGAAGAAGCAAAAGCTGAAGTAACCGACTATCAACTTGCAATACGTGAAGCCAGCGCTAAAACACGTAAAAGCCTGGAAGATCAGTGGAATACCGACTATTACTTTTGTGCGTTTTTTGCCAATCAAGCCCAACGTGATCAATTCTTGCAAAAAGCTGGTGCATTAGGCTTGATCAAAGACAATTTTATCAATGGTCAGAAGCTTGCCGAATTGTTAGGCATCGACATTGAACCGCAGCAAATCGAAACACCAAAGCTATTTGCTCCTAAAAAAGACTGGTTTGACATTGTACTGTAAGGATGAGAAAATAACCGTTAGAAACTCGCTTTAATCGATTTATATCCATCAATCCCATCAATAACTGTTGGGAATGGACGGGATCTTTGAGTAAAGGTGGTTATGGATGCATTCGAGACGGCCAAAAGGTTGTGCGAGCGCACCGTGTATCATACAAGATTTACAAAGGAAATCTTCCTGACCATTTGCATATCGATCATTTGTGTAGAAATAGAAAATGTGTAAATCCTGATCACCTAGAAGCTGTAGTGCCGACTGAGAATATCAATAGAGGATATGGAAAGGGTTCCCTAAATTCCTTAAAAAATCATTGTCCGAATGGACATGAATATTCTGAAAGCAATACTTATTTTCGTGGAGGTGAGCGAATATGTAAAACTTGTAGGAAAGAAGTAAATAGAAGATACGGAGAAAAGCAAAAGTCTCGATAGTTTGAAAAATTATAATTGGAAAGTTGAATGAATTTCAACTTTTTCACCCGATATTTGAGTTTAGTTAACAGAGTTTTTAATTTAATTGATTAGCAATGTTTAGACGTGTGGCGAATGCTATCCAATCTCGGGTTGGTAGATTCTTCAATCGTGGCGGTAGCCGCGGTAATCAAAACACTGGCCGTGCTGCTGGTGGTTCAGCTTAATTGAGTTAAGCATTTATTGATTTTAATGTTAGCCTGCATAGTCCGAAAGACTATGTGGGCTTAATTGTTTTACTATGACACCAGAGCAAAAGAAGCGAATGCTTCAAGCTGCAAAAGATGATCCTGATTTAAAAGCGTTTCCAGTTAAAAAGAAGTGGGTTCTATTCTGCTTAAAGTTGACCAAAGGAATTGTTTCGAGTGCTTGTCAAAATGCTGGGATCTCCAGGACAGCTTTTTACGATTGGTATAGAGAAACAAAGTCCGGAAAGCCTAATCCTGATTTTGATCCTAAATTCAAGGAAGCTGCCGATGATATTCGATTGATCACTCATGAGTGGGTCGAATCGAAGCTGTTGGAGAATATTGAGGCAAACGACGAAAAAGCCATTGAATTCTATTTGAGCAATAATTATCGCGAGAAGTATACCAGCAGCAATGCGAAGCTTGATGTAACGACAAAAGGACAAAGTTTGAATAAATCTTTCTACGACTTCCTTCGTGAAGTTTCTGTAGACGAAGAAGAGGAACCAAATGAGTAACGAAGTAGCAGCAAAAAATAAGATTTCAGAGTGGGTAAAAGATCCTGACGGATGGGTTAAGTTTGCGACCGAAGCATTAGGGTGTTACCTGGATGACGAGCAAAAAGCAATATTGCGATCCGTACAGTACAACCGTATGACAACAGTTGCCAGCGGAACCGCTCGGGGCAAAGATTTTATTTCTGCAGTAGCATGTATGTGCTTCATGTACCTTACACCACGTTGGAATAGACAGGGCGAACTTACAAAAAATACCAAAATCGCAATGACCGCTCCAACAGGGAGGCAGGTTGTAAATATCATGGTACCTGAAATATCTAGGTTATTCAACAAAGCGAGAGCCAAAGGCATTGATCTTCCTGGCCGATTGGTGGGCAATGATATCCGTACAGATTTTGAAGAATGGTTTTTGACTGGTTTCAAAGCCGATGACCATAATCATGAGGCTTGGACCGGTTTCCACGCTGTCAACACCATGTTTGTAGTTACCGAAGCTTCAGGTATTCCTGAAGGAACCTTTGCAGCGATTGAGGGTAACTTGCAAGGTAATTCACGTATTCTGATCGTGTTCAACCCTAATACCAATGTTGGATATGCTGCGCGTAGCCATAAATCACCACGTTGGAATAAATTTCAGCTGAATAGCCTAAACGCCCCAAATGTAGTTTTGAAAAAGGATATCATCCCTGGACAGGTGGATTATGTTTGGGTGAAAGATAAGGTTGAAGCTTGGTGCCAGCTGATCCCAAAAGAAGATTTTAAAGAGAGTGAAGATGACTTTGTTTGGGAAGCCAATTGCTATCGGCCGAATGATCTTTTCCGCATGAAAGTGCTCGGGAAATTTCCCAAAGTATCGACCGATACCCTTATCCCGTTGTCCTGGATTCAGGCGGCAAATGAAAGATGGAAAGAATTTCATAAAACACCAAGTTCTGCAAGAGTTTATAGCTCTGATGTGAAAATAGGAATCGACGTTGCCGGTATGGGGCGTGACGATTCTGTAATTTGTCCACGACACGATAACATTGTCAAAGAGTTTCAAAGTTTCAACAGTGCCGGTGTGGCTGATCACATGAAAGTTGCTGGCATCACAGTGAATTTGTTGAAAGCTTCTCTGTATGCTGTAGCTATGATCGATACAATCGGAGAGGGGGCGGGCGTTTATAGTCGTCTTGCTGAATTGAAATATGCAGGCAGGGAAGCTATTACAAAGTTCGGATATGAGAAGGCTATTAGTGCTAAAAATAGCAATGGCGCAAAAGATGATAAAGGAAATGATCTAAAAGATGTGACAGGTGAATATACTTTCGCTAATATGCGCGCTTATTTACATTGGGCTGTTCGCGACTGGCTTAATCCTGATAATCATTTCAATGCAATGCTTCCTCCGGACGATGAGTTTGCCCAGGAAGCTACTGAAATTAAATACAGTTTCCGTTCCAATGGCGATATCATCATAGAACCAAAGGAAGATATCAAAGAAAGGCTGAAAAAATCACCTGACAAATGGGATTCCCTGACATTGACCTTTTGGCCTGTCAAGATTAAGAAAAATCATGTGGAGAATAAGGCACCAACAACAAAAGCAAGTTTAGGATTTTATTAAGATAACGATTATGGACGAAAAAGATTTTGATACGTTACTCGAACAAGGCGACGTTGATAGGCTGAAAGGCCAAATGACTAACAATGCTGTTAGGGTAAAAGAAGCATTGTCATTCTACAATGCAAAAAAGCATAAAATTGCTAAAGAGCCTAAAGAGAAGATGGTGGGTACCGAACCGGTTAATAATTGGCCATTGACTTTGCCAATTCAAAAGAAGATCGTACAAAGCACTGTCGCATTTTTGGTTGGCAAACCTGTTCGTCTGGTCCAGGAGAGCGAGGGCACAGATGAAGCGTTTAGCGAAGTACAGAAAGTTTGGAAAGAAATGCGCATGAATAGCAAATTGCTCGATCTGATGACGAAGTTCTACAGTGAGACGGAAACGGTCATCATGTTTAGGCCTTATCGCGATTCTTCTGCAGATCCAAATGATCTATCACAGTTGAATACCGTTCGATGTAAGGTAATCGCAAAATCCGAGGGGGATGATATCTTCTATCGATTTGATGAATTTGGAACATTGAATGCCTGGGGACGTGGTTATCTAGTGAAAACTGCTAATGGTATTCAGGTAGAACATTTCGATATCGAGACTGCAAATTTATTCTACAATTATACAAAGGTTGATGGAAAGTGGCAGTTGGAAAAGAAACCGAATATAGCTGGCAAAATATCGATGGTTCTGTTCACGCAAGATATGTGGGATTCTTTCGATGTTGATCCGTTGATCGAACGTAGAGAGACCTTGACATCCGGAAAGGCGAAAAACAATGATGCAATGGGGTCGCCTATTCTTAAGCTTACGGGCGAGATAAAGAACATGCCAGAGGTAAAAAAAGCCGTTAAGGTAGTGGAAATGGAACAGGGTGCTGAGGCTGACTATCTCTATCCGCAAATGTCAGTTGACCTGATCAAAGAAGAACGTGAGGATCTTAAAGAGTTGATCAATTACTTTACAGACACGCCAGACTTCTCGATGGACAGCATGAAGGCTATCGGCACCACATCGGGAAAGGCTATTGAATTAATGTTTTTCCCTGCGATATTGAAGTCCATCCGTAACCGCATCACAGTAGAAGAATTGTTTGATCGTATGATGGAGGTGATCAAGAATCTATTGGCTAAACTGAATCCAAGTAAAACAACTTTGATCGAGCAGCTGAAGAGGCTAGTTACTAAATTTGAGTTTACAAGTCCGCTACCTGAAAATGAAGCTGATTTGATTGATATGCTTTCTACCGCAACAGGCGGCAAGCCGTCACTTAACCAGGAAGATGCTGCGAATTTGAATCCCTTTGCAAAAGATGGAAAAGACAACTGGAAGAAGTTACAGTCAGAAGCAATGAGTTCTAATTTGGATGAGTAAAGTTGAATAAAATTAAACTTTTTCAACTTTTTTCCAAAAAGTCTTGTATTGTTAATATTTGTGCATATATTTGTTATACCCATTAAGGGTTGTCGATTTTTTTAAAGTCTTGGTTTATAATTTAGGGTAATTTTGATTAGTTTCTTTATGTGGTCGTGAGATAACTTAAAGGTGGGAGAGTAGCTCAGTAGGTTAGAGCCTTGGGTCGCTGGTTCGAGTCCAGTCTTTCCCACAATTATTGGAAGCAAGGGAACGTCCTTGAGGCGTTGAATAGAGGTAGCGCTGGCATACCGCAATGATGTTCGTGAGGTTTAAAGTATGCCAAATAGTTCGTTAGTTCAGTGGTAGAATAGCCGATTGTCTGTCGGAGGGTCACGGGTTCGAGTCCCGTACGAACTGCACTTTTTTCATAATTTAGGTTTATAATTGGTTAGCCGTGGGGATTCTCTCCGCTTCTCCACGGTTTTTTATTCCTGGTTGTGAAAATAGAATAGAATTTTATAAATCAATTATATGAAAGCAATATTATTTTTCGGGGCAATGGTTTTATTATCGTTGGCTATTTCCTGCACAAGCAAGGGTATGAAGGTTGAAGACGATGTAAACGAAAGAATAAAGATAAGAGAAACAAGGGGTATAAATGGACATGTGTATCAAATCATTGAAGTCGATTCTGTTGAATACCTTTTTCTTTTAGATGGAGCTGTTGTTAGATTGAGCCACATATCCAAATAGGTATGACAACATTTGAGATAACATGCCAAAACTTCAAGGTATGTAAATATACCGGTTGTGACATTCTTATTTTTATAGGAATTTCAATAGACTACTCCTATGTACATAGAGAAACTATCGCTTATTCATTCCAGTTACTTAAGGAGGCAAGCGCAAGGCTTTCTTCTGATCGAATTAGGGGCGAACTTGCCTTACTTAAAATTGAAAAAACAATAGGTTTAGCTCCGACCGATCCAATGCTTCCCGCAGAATTAAAGCAATTTCACTGGGAGGATAATAAACCTAAATACATTCGTCAACAACATAAACTTGCCCAAAGGCATTATAGGAGGAAATAATTATGAAAGAATATTATTATGTATCTGAAAGTATTGTTAAACAATTCCCAGATCTTGAAAAATCAAAAGCTTTTAAAAGTTTTGGAGGTAAACCGCGCTACGTAGTGGCGATTGATAACGTTGATGACTTCGCTGAAATCAAAGGATTTATTGAACGAAATGAACATACAGGATACTCATTTGCATGGGGAATTATAGACTCTCATGTCGATTTAACCTATGATAGCGTAGATTACGATGAAAACGATAATGAAATTCAAACTATTAGCACTTTAAATATTGAAGTGTGCAAAGAGTGGGGTTTACTTGAAGCAATTGAACAAGAGTTAGGACTTACCAAAGAGAGGAACATCGCCTACGTCATCTATAAATTGGCAGAGCAAAACAAAGTTACACCTATTGAATTAATCAATTTAATCTAATTATGAGACCAGTACACTTTCAGGAATCGAATATCACATTCGAAAAACCGACCACAATGGATGACAGTGAATGTCTTCCAATTAGTGCCTATATCGGAAAAGACGACAAAGGTATGCCCTATATCAATACAGTCTGGCAGCCTTCGAAAGAAGATATTGATGCGATCTTAGCAGGACGGCCGGTCGTTGTATGTGTTTTAGGTACGGCTTTGCCACCAATGAGTCTGTTTACTTGTGATCAGCACGGTAATCCAAATTTTTAAGTGATGATTGAAAAGGTATATTCCGCTGCAAGATCATTTATCGGGAACCACGATTATAAGCTCAATAACGTTTTTATTTTCGATTGGGAGAGTGATTTGTTCTGTATTACAAAGTCCGGATATTCGATTGAAATTGAAGTTAAAGTTTCTCGATCGGATTTCCTGGCTGATTTCAAAAAGCCTAAACATGATCTGTTGATCGCTGCATTTGAGAAAAAAAAGTACGTAATGCACGACAAAAAGGTGATGGATCATTACAGTCAGCCTGTATGCTATTTTAAATATTCTGTTACAGAAGAGATAACGCCAAATCGATTTTATTTTGCGGTACCTGAAAATCTTATTTTGGAGCATGAGGTTCCGAGTTATGCAGGGTTGATCTATGTTAACGAGCGTGGAAATTATACCATCATCAAAAATGCACCCTTACTTCATAAGAATAAAATAGATTTTCAAAAAAGACTATTGTCAAAATTTTACCATCGTAGAAATTCCGCTTTAAACGAAGCTTCAATAGCACTTTCTAGCATCAAAAATGCGTATGATGACAGTAATATTAAGGGAATCGCGACTTATAGTCTCGGATTGATTAAAAGGATATTGCAATAATGAAAAACACTGACCGCATCAATAGGGAATATGAGCAAAAGCATCTTTTGAATATCAAAAGGAATCAGAGGAAAATAAATAAGGCTTACCAAAAGGCTATTAATAAAATTTATGGTGGTATTTCTCTGCCTAAATCTAAAGATACCTTTGATATCACTAAGGTACCGCAGCTAAACAAAGTTGTGGGTGAAGCTCTTGGGACGTGGGAACAGGAGGTCACTACAATTATGATCAATGGTGTTAATGAAGCTTGGAATCTGTCGGACACCAAAATAGATGAAATATTAAAACAATACACACTTGGTAGAGAGTTGGCACCTTTGATCAAAGAAGCATTGTTTTCCCGTAATCAGGCAGCCATGGAAGCTTTTCTAAAGAGGACTTCAGGAAAAGACGGCCTTGATATTTCGCAAAGAATCTGGAATTATTCTGATCAATTTAGATATGAGATTGAGAATAATTTGGCTATTGGCATAAGTGAAGGAAAGCCAGCTGCAGCGATTGCCCGGGACCAAAAAAAATACCTGGTAGAACCTGATAGACTGTTTAGACGGATTAGGGATTTTGAAGGTAAGTTGGTCCTAAGTGCAGCAGCTAAAGCATATAAACCCGGACAGGGCATTTACAGATCTTCTTACAAAAATGCGTTGCGGTTGACCCGTACGGAAACCAATATAGCATATCGAACAGCTGACAATGATCGCTATTCAAGATCTCAGATCGTTTTGGGTTATGAGGTTCAGTTGTCAGCCAGGCACCCAAAGTTTGATATATGTGATCATTTAACTGGCCGATATCCAAAAGATTTTAAATTCGTAGGCTGGCATGCTCAGTGTTTGTGCTTTACTGTACCGGTGCTTCCGACTATGGAAGAATATGAAAAGTTTGAAGATGCTGTTTTATCCGGAGGATCCTACTCAATGAAAGGCCAAATAAAAAACGTACCAAGCAATCTGACTAAGTACGTTTCTGATAATAAGGCTATGTTAAAACGGCTTAAAAGCGTGCCGTATTGGATTAAGGATAATAAAATTAAGATTTAGATTCTTCTCCTAGTTTTTCTATCACTTAAAATAGTCTTTTTGAAAATAAACAAAATTATTTCTGATGTAGTATAACCGCTTAAATCCTCATGTTCATTTGGTTCGTCTGTAGGAAAAAATGACCAATATTGCCAATAAACAGTTCCGCTACCTTTATAGAAATCTAAGAAAAGGTATTTAGTATAGTCATAAATACCAAGATTTGCGAACCGATTTAAAATTGCTTGATTTCCGACAGTAACACTACCTGTAGTACCTTCATACCCTGACATATCAAATCTTAATTTGATTTCTTCTTGTGAAAAAATACCATGTCTCGCAAATTCTTCACTATCTAATGAGATTGTCAGGCGCTTTCTTATAAACTCTAAAATCTCTTCATCTTTCCAAGATTTCATTTCTTGTACTTTATTATTCATAAAAATCAGTAAAAATATGGTTAGTAATTTATTATATTATTCGATCTACCAAGTTGATTTGGAAGTCGAATCCGCAATTATTTTTATCAAATCAGATAGATCTTTTTCAAGCTTCTCTTTTGTGCTTTTTTCGATCAATTTGCCTTTTTCATCGTATATGAACATCTTTTTCTCTTTGCTGTTCCAAACATCTCTCTTACCCTTTATTTCCATCGTTACAGGAAATTGAACACCTTTATTGAAAATGACCGCATCACTCTCATATTTTTGGTTAGCACTGATATTTATAAGAGGGGCATTTATTCTGAACATATTGTCTTTCACATCAATGCTAATTTTATATGTGAGGTCTAATAGATATGCACTTCCTGCAGTCTTATCAGATTTCGTAAATCCAGGTTTATAATCAGTCAAAGTTATCGCGTCATCAGTGACATCAAATTTTAGATGCTTGGATAAATGTTTCGAGTTTAAATTCTTCTGAATCAGTTTAATTTGATCGCTTTTAGATCTGTCGTTTTCAATAACAAGGTATTTTTCTTGGTTATTGAATGTAATACCATTTGGAGTAACAAAAACTTGATACTTTGAATTCTCCTGACCAATCAGATTAGCAGAAAATCCGATCAACACTAAAAACAATAAAATTTTTTTCATAATTCCTATTTAAAGCTAAAGCCCAAATATAGGAATTATGAAATATTTTTAATTACGGTATTTCTCAGTCACAATAATTCTACTTCTGTTCGCAACACAAGTTTACCGTAATCGTCACTATCCGGATGCCGAATCAATCCAACAGTTACATCATGTTTGTAACACCATCCGACAACCAAATGCTGTTCGCCTTTATAAAGTACCCAATTGTAAGACTCTTCGAATTTGTCTAAATAATAAGTTCGTCCCATAAAGACCATCCAATCCTTATAGCCAAAATGTTTAATTTTTGACCACCTCATAGCTCAGTTTTGAATTGATATGATGAAACAATTGACCTCGAGGCCTAAACATATCGACCATTCCCTTACACTTTGAACAATTATTGATTGTACAATAACACCTTTATGTTCGAATTTCAGAAAATAACTACCTGGATTTTGAGACGGAACCAAGATATATTCAGGAGATTCTACTATCTGCATATTTTGAGACTTCAATTCACTATTGAAGTAATCAATCTCTTTTTCTGACATCATCTAATTGTAGCAGATAGCAGATATTAAACTGATTTTAGATGCTATGTCTTTTTGCAAGCGCATAAGATTTAAGAAAGTCTTTGAGATGATCTTATCATCTTCTTGAGAGAGATCAGATCTTGAAAATAAGTGTGCGTGTTCCTCGATCTGAGCGTCAACACGTCTTTTGCGTTCGAATAGTCCTTGTGTATTGAAATCATCCCCAAGATGATCAACTAAGTCAAAATGTTCTAATGTCTTTTTCATTTTTATAAGATTAAATTTTCTGTACTATTATTTTTTGATAAACTAAGTTGAATAAAATGCTACTTATTCAACTTAGCGTACATGTTTTTATGCGTACCAAGATCTGTGATACGATTTCCCAGATTCATGCAGTACCAAACAGCCACATGCAATACCTTTTAAATATTTAGAGCCCTCTTTGAAACGCTTTGTGTACGTTTTATCATCCAAGAACCCATTTTTAAGAGGTTCAACAGTATCGCTTGCCCATCCAGTGAATTCTAATGTTTTATAGCTTATTTTCCTTAAGACAACTGATGCAGCATTAAGCTTTACAATTTGATAGAAATCCACGTTAGTCTGCTCATAACCCCATGATTCGACGAATATATCGCCTAATTGAAACTGTGCTTTTTTCTCTTGTGTAATAGTGATCTTTTCTTGATTTACAAAGAATGAGTTGATAATGCTTTGCGCTTTCCGAACGATGTTTTCAAATGTAATATTCATATCTATAAAATTTTCTAGTGTTATTTTGTAATGCAAATATATGTTCAAATATTAACATTTCAAAATAAAAATGAAAAAATATGTATAAATATTAACATTACTATTTATATCGTTCCCGTTCCTTCAAGTGGGAATACTCCAAACCATCAAAACGGACAATACCGTAAACAACCTGCCTAATTTTATAGCACTTAAGAATTCTAAAGGACATAATTATGTGGGAAAAAATTTTTGCACAACTGGCTGCCAAACATCCAGGGGTGTCAAAGGCAGTTCTAACGCTTTTGGCAAAGAAATTAGCTGATAAAGTGACAGAAGAAAGCCAAATCGAGGGAGCTATCACGGACTTTGAAGCTAACTCTCCAATTTCGGTCAAAGATTATGCAGATTTCGTTCAGCAACGGGAGGATTTACGGGTAGGTGAAGCAAAGAAAAAGTGGGATAGCGATAATAAAAAGCCTGATCCGAATAAACCTGATCCTGAAACGAAAGATGACAATCCTAACGACATGCCCGCATGGGCAAAAGCATTGCAGCAATCAGTAACAACCTTGGGACAACAATTCGCTGCTAAAAAAACAGAATCAACATTAGAGGATCTTGTTGCGAAAGCAAAAGCCAAAGGTATTCCTGAAGCGTATGCTCGCAAGACGGTAATCGGTGAAGATTTCGATTTAGATAGCTCTCTATCAGCATTAGAATCTGAATGGACAGCGATCAAACAAGCTGACCTAAACACGCAGGTTGCGGGTGAAAAAGTGGTCACAGGGGTGAAAGCAACTGGAAAAGAGGTGTCGAGTGCGATTGCAAATTTTGCGAAAGCCAACGTAGATGCCGCAGCAGCAACCAACAAATAATTTTTTAACAAAAATCTTAACCATGGGAGTAGGATATAAAAGAACAGACAGTACTGGTGACATTCCGGTATTTCAAGGTTCTGGTAAAGATCTTCAAAATGCTCAGGGTGGATTCTTCTTCGAAAAAGGTGGTTTGCCTGATGGAACAATTGTGAAAGCAGGAACCCCAATGATCTTTGATGAATCGACAAGAAAGGCAAAGTTTCTTGCTACAGGAAAAGTGATAGAAGCCGCTGCCGCGGATGCTACCACATACAAAGTAGCCAAAGAGCATACATTGAAAGTCGGGGATAATTTTGCAGCCGTCCCAAACGGAAAAGCTTATGCTATTACCGGAATCAACAAAACAAATCCGGATTATGACTTGATCACAGTCGGTACAACAATTGGAGCGGTTGCCGCCGATTCTCTTGTTTTTGCTTCAAGTACAACTGGAGCCAATAACTCAAGTTTTGGAGGTGTTAATGGTTTGCTCTATCGCGATCAAAAAATCGAAGATGGTGCAAGCTGCAGTGTGGTAATCCGTGGTACAGTATACGCGCGCCGGGTTCCTTATTCAAAGGAATTAGAAGCTGCTTTACCTCGTATTATTTATTCTCAATCTTTTTAATCAATGGCAGTAGTTGCTTCATTATTTGGAGATTTGGCCCAGGGCCAGAATATCCAAGCATTAATTGACAATCAGCTTCAACTGTTGTACGGTCAAACAAAATGGCGTCGTTATTTAGATTGGGGTATTCCGCAAATCGAATTGACTTTTGCTACAGCAATCGGACGTTCTCGTATCGAGGCTGCCGCAAGTATTGTAGATCCTGATGCACCAGCGCCATTGCGTGCAACTGGCAAACTTGAAAAATTGGAAGGTGGTATTCCGACCATGAAAGAAAAGTTTGCTTTGAAGCAAGAGGATTATCGTAAGCTCCGCGCCTTGCAGTCTCTTCCAATTTCGGACGAGCAAAAGCTTCAGTTACTAATTCGTACGCTCTGGAATGCTGTTGAAAATGCAGCTACATCAACAGATCGTCGGTTAGATATCATGTTCTTTCAAGGTATTTCAAACTTTGAAATTGATATCACAGTCTTAAACAATCCTGACGGTGTTGATTTTGGTAAACTACCTTTATTGGCAAAGGATTATCAAAAGCTTCCGGTAGCGCAATTGTGGTACAATGTCGACGGAACACCGAATTTAAATGCTGATCCATTTAAAGATATCGAAAATGTTATTACTTACGCTGGTAAAACTTTCGGTAGACGTTTCGCAGAAATTTGGATTGAACAAGAGAAATGGTTTCAATTGAAAAACCACCCGACCGTTAAAGCCAATATTTCCGGTTATCAAAATCCAGGATCGAACGCCAAATTCGTTGTAACCGAAGAGTCTATCAACGAGTACATGCGTGCTAACAAAATGCCGCCTTTGGTGATCATTAATGAGCGTATAGGTGTTGAGAAAGATGGTAAAATCACTACGATAAATCCATTTAACGAAAACAACTTGGTTTTCGTGCCTGCTGGAAAGTTGGGTACCGTACATAATGCTTTGGCAATTGAAACGATGGAACCTGTTCAGGGTATCAATTACGCATCCTACGATAGAACTTTAGTTTCTCAATGGCGCGATAATGAACCATGGACGGAATTTACAAAGGCAGAATTAAATGCTTTCCCTGCTCTTGAGCAGATCGACGGTATCTACATTTTGCAAACTAACGTACCAAAAGTGTAATGGCTGAAAATACAGGAAAAGAAAATAAGGATAAAGGTGCGGTACAAGGTACTGGCACCCATCCTGAAAATAGTCCTCAGCAACAAACGCAATCGGCACCTCTTGAAATGGAATTCGAAGTTCCTAATCCTTTACAGGAAGTTATCGATTCGAATAATGCTGTTTTGGAAGCTAACCAAGCCGTTATCGATTCGAATAATGCTGTTTTGGAAGCGATTGCTCAATTCAATGAAAATGCTGAAAAGGTTGTTAAAGATATCATTTCAGAAGCAAAGGCTGTCGGCAATCCTGCAAAAGAGCAAACCGCAGCTGTAGCGCCTACCATTGATGTTAAAATCAACAAAAAGGCAAAGTATGTTGTAGCTAAAGGCAAGGCTTTTCATTCAAGCGTTTCGGGCGGTCTAGTTGGTGAAGGTGTAGACGTTTCAGGTCTGGAGCCTGATCGCTTAAAAACACTTATTGCTCAAGGTATCGCTGTTGAAGCTTCGGAGGACTAATTATGCTAAAAAAGGAAGCCTTTCTTAGAGTTGTTCAGGTTGGATCGTTGGAGGATGAAGATGCAGAGATGTTTTTACTCTCTGCTGGAATTGTATTTGATGATCAGTTTACAGGAGATATTGAAGAGCTTGAAAAGGCTGCGATTCCCTGTTTACAAAGTTTGCTTTCGGTTAGTTCAGAAAGTGAAGGATCCTGGTCACAGAGTAGGTCGGCTACTGGCTTAAAACAAAGGCTTCTTTTGTTAGCAGAAAAATTCGGACGTGATGATATCATCAATTCGTTAAAAGAGACACCACGCATTAAAAAATACGATTGGGGATTATGATCAGAAAGCGTGTACATAAGTTAAGATATTTTGAGGTTAATCCAGGTCAGCCATATCAAGATGGTACTGGAGATTGGCATCAAGGAGAATCTATAAAAACTGAGGTTGTGCTGAATTGTCGAGCTGATATTAACAACGGTCAAACAATTAAGAATAATCAAGGTGAAGACTTTGTATATAGCTTCGCAATTTTTCTTAATTCAATTCCGGATAGCCTGAAAAGGAATACTGAAGTTGAAATCTTGAAAAACGGTGTTGTAGTCGGACAGGGGAAAGTAATTATGCCATGGGGATTTCAAGCAACAAATAAGCTATGGGTTTAAGACCGCTGTTTACACGGGCTGATGTTAGCCGAGCTATTGAAGCGAGAAAATTAGCCTTCAAACAAGCTGTCCTTAATCGTCTTGAAATGGTTGGTTGGGAGTTTGTTAGAAGTGCCAGGTTAAAGAATGCCAGCCAAGGCGGTTTCAACGACGTGACAGGTAATTTGAGATCGTCAATATTTTTTGCTGTGGTTGATCATGGTCGTATTGCAAAAGAAAACTATGAAGCTTCAAGTAAGGGAACCGATAAACAAACAGGTATTAACGAAGCAAAGGACTTAGCGAAAACTTTGAAATCTGATTACATGCAAGGATATGCTTTGATTGTTGGTGCAGGAATGGGATATGCTGCGGCTGTTGAGAGTCGCGGGAAAGATGTAATTACAGGTTCAAGTTTAGAAGCTGAAGAAATGCTTAGAGCTGCCATTGAAAGATTAAAAAGCCGGGTATGATAACTACACTTGAAGTCATAGATGAATTGTATCTGCTGTTGAAAGATTCACGGCTATTTTCAGATGCAAAAAAGCCTAGCGGAGCTCTTTTAAAAGGTGATCGTCCTGAAGGTTCTAAGTTGGAAGATGTCGTGATAGATGCAATCGGCGGTATTTCTAAGGCACCTGTACAAAAAGCTGTTTTACTGGTTAATGCCTATGTAAATAATCTTGATCCAACGCTTATACCAACTATTGGAAAAGGTAGAAACATGCGAGACTCATCAAGGCTTAAATACCTTGCAGGCTTAATTCAGCAGGTTTTTGGGGGGGATGGGTCAGAGGAAGGCGATCTATGGATTGGCGATACATGTTTTGAAGTTTCCAGTGACGAAGTTTTTGAAGATGAAGGAAATGATCAGCATTACGTGAGTTTTAGAATTAATTGTTACACAATAAAATAATAAAGATATGTCTAGACCAAAGAATTTCTGTGGTTTAAGTGTCGTCAAAATTGGACCTATTGCTGCCGACGGTGGTATGGGAACTACATTGACAGAGATCCTGGGAGCAACAGTAAAAGGATCGGCTTCTCTTGTATTGAACGAAGGTACTTACGAAGACCTTGAGATCGAAGAAGAGGACACTGCTTATGACGAAATTGAAACAGCAGTTGCAAAATGGGCGTTTCAATTAGAATCGTATAATGTTAGCGCAAAAGCGTTAAGTGAATTGGGTGCAGGTGAGTTGACAGAAGGATCTTCAGGCGCACCAGATTCCATCGGAATGGATGTTCCATTTTCTATAGAACGTTCTGTCGAATGTTTAACACGTAATGGCGCCAAGTTGGAAATTGCGCGTATGAAAATTCGTGTTCGCCCGCAATTTGACGCACAAAAAGGTGTGTATGCTAAGGTTATCGTAACCGGTAAACCTATGAAGCCCGAAAAAGCAGGTGTAAAAACGGTGATCAAAACTGATGCACCAGCTTCTTAAAGTTGAATTATAGGCTACTTTTTCAACAGATTGTAGCCTATTAAATCTTTCTATATGGACGAAATATCAATTAAAAAAAGTGCGATCAAAACATTTTTGGATGAACAGGAAACTATTGAAATCCCAGTTCTTGCAAAAACAAAATTTGACTCTTTTCTTCAGAAGATAGGGATCAAAAAGAAATTGCTCAAATACAATCTTCGTAAACTAAGGGTAGGTAATAGGGAGCGAATTGCGGTTAGATTGTTTGATTTTCCTGATCAAATAATGAATAATACCGTCCTTATAAAGAGAGTTTTTGAACTTACAAAAGAAAGACATCAAGATATGATCTATTGTGCTGCGGTTGCGCTGCAAAATGATAGGAATGAACCGTCTAAAGAATTAATTGATGCAATCAATTGGGTCTCAGAAGAGACCTTTCAGTATATTTTTGAAAAGGCTCTTGGACAATTAGATATTGAAAATTTCTTAAAATCTATCGTGATGTTGACGGGGACAGCCAGCCTAATAAAAGCGGAAAATCAGCAAGCGAGCCTAAGCGATTCAGGGGGGATAATAGCCCCTGGTACAGAATAACAAATTACAGGAAATATTTTAGAGAAACACGCGAATATGTGCTTTGGGAATTGAGTTGGCACAACCTGTATATGGAACTATTAACAATCCCAGACCCGTCAGAAGATGACGAAAACAGTGATGAAGTAAAAACTAAGGACGAAGAAGACGAATTTCTAGACAAAATTCTATAATGAGTACGATAAACAGATTAGAGTGGGATGCATATATAAGGGATAGCGAGTTAATGGCCTCCTTAAATCGTATTGAGCAAAGGGTTAATCGCATGGCTAATAATGTCAGTAACCGTGGTCGTGATTTAGAAGAGATGTTTAGTCGCCTGGCCAAAGTCGCTGGAGGTTTTCTATCCCTAAATGCTGCTGAAAACTTTATTCAAAAGCTTATTCAGGTTCGTTCAGAATTTCAACAACTGGAAATTGCCTTTACTACAATGTTGGGTAGTAAAGAACGTGCTGATAAGCTGACACAAGATCTGATCGAGTTTGCTGGTACGACTCCTTTTGGGATGAAAGATACCGCGAACGCTGCAAAGCAATTGCTAGCTTATGGTTCAACGGCCGAAAATGTCAAGAACGAGCTTCGAATGCTTGGTGATGTTGCTGCTGGTACTTCTCAACCAATCGGGGACTTAGTTTACTTATATGGAACTCTCCGCACTCAAGGTCGTGCTTATTTGATGGATATCAGACAGTTTGCTGGCCGTGGTATTCCTATTTATGAAGAACTTGCTAAGGTTCTAAAAATCAATAAAAGCGAAGTGAATGACTTCGTTTCCGCTGGGAAAGTTGGTTTCGCGGAAGTCCAACAAGCATTTCAAAACATGACCGCAGCGGGTTCAATGTTTGGTGGTCTTATGGAGGCGCAATCAAGAACTATTCAAGGGGAATTGGAAAGATTGGGTGATGCCTTTGATCAGATGCTCAATAAAATGGGGAAAGATTCAGAGGGTGTTATTTCTGGAGCTATCCAAGCAGCTTCTGTATTAGTCGAGAATTACGAAACCGTGTTAAACTTGCTTACAGGGTTAATTTCAGTTTATGGAGCTTATCAAGCTGCATTAATCGCAACTGCAGCACTTCAACAATTGGTTGCCGCGAGAGCTGTTGGAATGACTGTCGCAGAAATGCTTCATTATGGGGCTATCGTATTAAAAACAAAAGCTATGGCAGCCTTAAATGCTGTTATGGCGGCCAATCCAGTGATATTGATGACTGCTGCAATCATCACACTATCATCCGCGATTTATGCGCTTTCTCAGGTTACCGATGCCACTAGCGCTGCACAGGAAAAACTTGCCAACGCTCACGCTGCGGGAGTTGATAGAGCCGATCAGGAAAAAAGAAGTGTGCAACAACTTATTGGTGTTATTAAAGATAATACCGCATCCGTAGAAGAACGAAAAGCTGCGTATGACAAATTGCAAGCTCAAACTAAAGGTGTTTTAGCTTCTTTCTCACAAGAAGAAATCGCCATCGGAAAAGCTACTAAAGCTTTGGACAATTACATTGTCAGTATCGGTCGGGCCGCTTCCGCAAGAAAAGCATTTGACGAATTCAATGCTTTGGCCGAGCAACTTGATGTGATCAATAGAAAAGGTATTGATGGTGTAGGGGTTTGGGAAAGGACCGGTAGAGCTTTACAAAATGCATTTGGGGTTAATGGTGGAGACGCTGCAAAATCTTTTTGGGGATTTGGCGATAAAAGGGGCGATGCTTTCATCGTAGATCAGCAAAAAGATGTCATAAAGAAGCAAATGAATGCGTTGCAGAAGGAATTTGACAAAGAGTTCAAAACATTTATAACCGGTGTTGATAATACAGTAAAAGAAAATGGTGTTGTCGATGTTTTCGCCAATAGCTTGAAAGATCCATTGAATAACTTTAATTCTCTTCTTAAATCCGCTACCAATAAAGCGGATTTGGATAAGATTAAAAAGGCTTTAACAGAGAAAATGGAAGCACTTGCTCCTGGTAATTCCGATATAGCAAAATATAAAACCAAATTGGAACAATTGGCTAAAGTAGAAAAGCAATATTCTATTGGTGGAAATGAGAAAGCTGCAAACCAGGAATATCAGGAAGCGGAAAGATATCTTTCGATTCTTTCAGATATTTCAAAAGCGCGACAAGGCTATTTAAACAGTCAGTTGACCAGAGATCAACAGGAAATTCAATCGGTAAAAGATAAGTATAAGACACTAATTGATGAAATAGACAAGTTTAACCGAAATCCGAAGAATACTACAAAAATTACCACTAAACAGATTCAAAGCATCACTAATGTAAGGGATCAAGAGGTGAACGATACAATTTATAAGCTTCAGACGGACAAGAAACTTGTGGCGTATCAAATTGATTTTGATAATTACGTCAAATACGAGAATTTAAAAAATGAATATGGCATTGCTGTCGCTGAAAAGCAATTGGGACAATATAAAAATTCCTTCGAAAAGATATCAGGAGAATATGCTGGTCTATTGACGAAACAAAAGACAGTTGGATTGAATGCAGGTGAAAAAGACCGTTTAGATAAACTATTCAATATCATAAAAGCTAATGGTAAACGCCTGGCTGAATATGATACGAGTCGCTACACTGATGCATTAAAAGCGGCTCAAACGTTAAATGATAAACTTTTTGAAATAGACAAAGAGCATGCGCAAAAAACTAAAGAACTAAGGGATAAAAACGAGTTAACACCTGATAGGGAAAAAATCCTTAATAAAGAACGCGATATTAAAGCCAGCAAGGCGGCGGTCGATGAACTTACTGGAACATTGGAATGGGAAAAACTCTTTTCCGGAATGGACCAGATGGGTTCAAAGCAAATAGAGAGTTTACTCAAAGTAATCGAAACAAAATTTGAAGAGCTTAAAGGAAAATTTGATCCGATAGATCTCGAGAATTTAAAAAAGCAATTACGGGAAGCGCAAGGCATTTTAATTGAGAAAAATCCTTTTTCACAATTTGCTGTAGCCATAAAAGAAATCATGGCTAATGCTGGCGATGATTCAAAAGAAGCTGCCGAGAAAACTAAAACTGCCTGGGTGAATTTGACTAAAGCAACAAAAAACAGTTTCGAATTTATTTCTGATGCTGTTAATTCAGCAAGTGTATTAAAAGATGCAATTGGTGAAGTTGGCGCTACAGCCTTAGCATCCCTAACAGCTCTTTCAGTTGCCGCTGTTGCAGTTTCTTCAGCTGTCAAGCAAGCAGAAAGAGCGTCTGTTATTTTGGCAATAATACAGGCAGCTTTAATAGTAGTTCAATCTCTATTTTCTATCATTGATGGTGGTTCAAAAAAGCGAAATGAACAGCTAAAGAAGGAACAGGAGTATTACAATACCTTGTCAGAAACATTCGACATACTTATTGGCAAGCAAAAGGAGCTGTTCGAGCAAAAGTCTGGCAAAGATTCTATGGATGCCTATAAAGAGGCTCTTGATCTAGTAAATTCAAAAACTATTGCTAACCGTAAAAGTTTAGAAGCTTGGTTCTCGCAAGGAGCTAGCTTGTTTAAACACTCGAACTGGTATAATTACGATAAGGAGTTGGGGAATGTACTTAGTAGGCAAAAACTACTTAATATGTCAAGTCAAGAGTGGTCGGATTTGCTTTTAAATCAGCCTACATTGTGGGCAAGACTTCCCGAAGAGGTTCAGAAGTTCGGTAACAGTATGATCGATGCCAAAGAACAAGCTGAGGAATTAAAAACTGCTCTTCAAGAAGCAATGACCGGAATTACATTTGACGATATAAAAGGAGAATTTGAAAATCTGTTTTATCAGGCCGATTTAACATTTGGAGACATATCGGACTCCTTTTATAAGCACATGGAAAAAGCTGTCATGCGTTTGGTTCAGGATGAGAAGATGACTAAAGGCCTTCAAGATTGGTACAATAATGTCTTGGAATCTATGGAGGACGGCGATCTTACTAAACAGGAATCTGACACACTAAAAGCCCAATATCAAGCTATTGCTGAAGCTGGGAATAAACGGTACAAAGAAATAATGGATCTTATCGGATTTGAGGGTGAAACCGGGTCATCTGGTTTGAAAAGTTCTATACAAAAAGAATTGACCGAAGCGACAGCAAGCGAGTTGACTGGTTTGTATCGATCAACATTCGATATCACTAAGAGAATGGCAGAGGATGGACAAAAACGAACCAATTTACTGATTCAAACTCTTGAAATTTCAAGAAATAAAATGGCTGCTTTAAATGCAATTCAAACTAACACTGCAGAAACTGTAAAAAGGCTGGATAGTGCTGTAACGGAATTGCAGACGATGAATAAAAACTTAGGGGGGAGATGGTAATGGCGTTTGAATTGGAAAATAAAAATACTGCTACTGAATTTGCTTTACATTTTCAACGGGGTACGTGGAGTGAGTTATTGAAAATACCAGCACCCAAAGAACGCGCTTTTCATGATTGGGCGGATGAGCACGGGAAAGACTATGATACAACATCACCAACATATTTTCAGGCACTTCAATACAATATTAAATGCTATTTGAAATGCACTAGCTTAACTGATCTACAAAATAAGCGAGAAGCACTATTAACAATCCTGTCTAAACCCGAAGGATTTAATTTAAGGGTTGATGCACTTGGTCGCTCTTATGCTTTGAGGTATGTTAGCTCTCCTGATTTCAATATTCTCAATCCAAGGGAGCATAGAGGGTTTATTTATTCAGCTTTCACGCTAGTACTTGAAAATAACTTCGCGCCTGTTGGAGTAGATTATTATTTGGCCGATGTGAACGGGTTGATCCTGTCATATCCGGATAAGCCTATCCAGTTTGAACAACAAAAACAATTATTTTAATGGAAGTCCAGGTAAAAAGAAACGGAGTTGATACGATAAAGCTTCCCCTTAATGCTGCCAAATACAGCAATAAGGTAATGGCTGAGCATGGGCTATCATTTAGTTATGGAAATGTTGCATCCTTAGGTTTGCGCGTGGGCGATACATTCACCTACAAAGGCGAAGAATACACTTTGAACCAGGTTGAGGACTTCAAGAAGATGAGTCGATTTGTTTCCTCATTTGATTTTGTGTTTGAAGGTTCGCGCCATACATTGACCAATTTGTTTTTGGATCACCTTGGAGCAAGAAAGTTTTCCTTTTCTGGCACTGCAGAAGAATGGCTTCATCTGTTTGTCGATTGTGCCAACTCCAAAACAAGCGGCTGGTCCGTCGGAGAATTTGAAGATATGGGCCGAGTAACCGTTGAATTCGATAGCACATACATTCTCGATGCTCTAACAATGGTTGCCCAGGCTATGAAAGCTGAATGGGGCATCAAAGGCAAGGTGATTTCGTTGAAGAAAACTGTAGGCACGCCGCGTGCTTTGACTTTTGAGTACGGCAAAAATAAGGGATTGTACAGTCTCACAAGGAAAAGCTTGCAGGATAAAAAGATAGTCACCCGGGCATATGCTCGTGGAGGGGATAAGAACTTGCCCGAAGGAACTTTTAATTACTTTACGATTCCTGGTTACGTTGAGAAAAACACAGATATATACGGAATTCGTGAAGGCGAATTTATTGAAGAGGAAATATATCCACGTCGCACGGGTACGGTAACGGCCGTTGCGCAGATCGATAAAAAGCTTTTCTCCATATCTGACAACTCCATTGATTTTGATCTAAATGGCCAAAAAGTCGAAGGTGAAACGCCTTATATCGTTTTCAAATCTGGTTTACTTGAGGGAAACCAATTCGAAATTACTTCGTACAACAACACGACCAAAACAATTCGTTTCAAAGCAAACGATGAAGGCAATGATAATTGGTTCCCCACAGAGAACGTACATGCGGAGGTAGGCGACAAATATACGTTGATCGGTATTCGCATGCCCCAGTCTTACATTGATGCAGCAGCAGCAGAATTGACTACTAAAAGACAGGAATATTTGGACAGCAATAGCGTTCCGCGCGTCGTGTATGAGCTTGAAGTGGACTTTATCCATTTGGCAAGGCTCAACACCAATTTGGATGCTGGCGATATCATTCGGCTAAAAGATGCTGAAAAAGGAATTGATGCAGAGATTCGTATTACCGAGGTAAGCTATCCGGCCGTTTATCCTGATGTAATTGAAAATGGAATGTCCTTCGATGCTGTGATTGGAAATGAAGTTACTTATACCTTATTCGAGAAGATCCAAAACGACATTAAGGAGCAAAAGGAAGTCGTTACACAATACAACAAGCAATCTTGGGAACGTGATCGTAGGAACATCCAAGCATTAACAGAATTTCGTTCGAAAGTACTTGATCCTGACGGGAACCTTGAGCAGGCCATGATGCAGGCAATAGCAGGGTGGTTTGGTACGCAATCCATGTATTATGATTTAGATGGTGTGGCCATGACGGTAAATGCCGGAGGTGATCCGAACAGCTTTGCTATGACCGCTGGCCGACTTATTCATAAAGTATTTAAGATTGAAGGATTGGGCAATATATGGAACCTAACGGCATTCTCAGAATCGGGACTGATACCGACACAGGGTTATTACCTGGCTGCTAAATGTAGTAAAACCGCGCTTTCTGGCGAATGGGTATTATCTACCGAGCAGATTCCTACTGAAGGTATCCCTGGATATTGGCATTTCAATTTTGGATATCTGACTACAGTATTTGATGGGGAAAGATCATTTCATCCGACTAAAGGTTTTACGCTTATCAGCGGAGGGCAAATTGAAACTGACGTTTTATCGGCGTATATGATAAATGCAAATCGACTGTTTGCTCAAGTGGTGACTGTGGGGGTAGATGGTTATAATAATGCTGGCATTAGTGGCCTTGCTGACGGAAAAATATACGATGATAGTTGGAATGTGATCGGTGATGATCCTAATAAGTCTGTACGTTTTTGGGCAGGCTCCAATGAAGAGGATAAATACAAAGCTCCTTTCAATGTCTTAAATGATGGATCGATTCGCGCTATCAGTGGTGAAATTGGAGGATTCGAATTAACATCAACGAGCTTCCGATCCAAAGTCCTTGATTCAGGTGGTAGTCCGACAGGTAAATCTAGCGGAATAATCCTTAGTGATTGGGGAGTTTTATCCAGGAACAGCGGAATGTCTTTTCTACCGAGTTCTACCGGTTTAGATTTTTCTGCGTCAATAGTGGGTGAAACTTCCGAAGATCTTCCTACTACAAGACCATTAGGTACGTCAGATGTTCGAGCTGGAATATTTGGAATTAGAAGGCAGGAATTAACATTAGATGCTTTAAACCAACTAAAAGGTGTTTGGGGTAACTATGGTGCAATGTTTAGTTCTAGTAAGTTATTGGGCGCGAAATACGAGCCTATTAGAATCCATAGTGATAATGCAGCAGCCTATATGACATCTCAAGATTATACCCTGATTAAAGGTGGAACAGGTGACGTATATCTACCATCTGACAATGTAGAGATTGGAAGAGTAATCGAAATAAAGAATGCTACTGCGAACACTATCGGTATATACGGCAACGGATATGATATCTATACATTAAATAATATCAATGTGGGGTCTAATTCTCTTTTAAAAGGAGCTACCCGGAAATATAGATTTTCAGCAGGTAACCAATGGATTGAATTTAACTAGAATAATAAGCAACTAAAAAATAAAGAAATGGCAGAAGAAGAAGGAAAAGTTATCCAATGGCCAGGCGGTGCAGACGAAGCTACCGATTTTGATTTCCTTATGGTAGGAAAAAATAATAAACCTATCATGAAGATTCCAAAGGAAAAACTTAATGAGGTTATCGTAATCAACGGCGAAGGTGTAAAGGCAGTTGCCGGTGGTGCTAGTTCATCCAGTCCAACAATTCTAAGACCGGGGCCTGCTGGTCAAAACAGGAAAATGGAAGATGTTCAAGGGTGGTTTGTTAACGGAACTGGGGACAATCCTCCTGTAGCGATTGGCACGCCTTGGGAAGCTAAAGCTGAAAACCTGAACGTTAACTGGTGGGACGGGACAGCTAAAGTTTGGAGCTTAGCAAGTAGTGTCGCTTTGCCAAAAGGCCAAGGATTACTTACACTTTTCGATGCTGCTAAAGTTGGTGGATATTTAAAAGATGCTCAGGTTCGCGATGCTGATGGGGTGACTTATGTGTCGCTAAAAGACAATAATACGAGTGCGTTAAGTGTTACTGCCGATTGGAAGTCAATAGGGAGTAAAGTTACAGATGGTTTTGACTCAGATAGCGAAACAAGTGCTGGGAGTGCAAAAAACTCCAAAATACTTGCTGATTCATTGAAGAGATTGAACTTTTATGCAACTGAAGAAGGCGAAGTTGTTACGGGATACGATAGCATTGACACTGTTGGTTCAGTGACGGCAAATAGCATTACCAGTACTTCTTATTCTGTTACAGGTGGATCAGGAGGAGCAACCCCACACAGCTCTAAGATTTTAATTTTCAATCAATCAGTAAATAAAATAGAATTTAATTCTACTGTTAGCGATCAGTGGTGGATCTGTGTCGGAAAGAGGGCAGATGGGGCGTACATTTCTTTCAATTTTACAAATGGCGTTACTAATATACAAAGTGTAGCTTTTAGAACTAATGGTACATATTTGGAGCTCAATTCAGCTACAGCAAGTCAACCGATAGATAGGTCTAAAAAAATAACAATTCGATATACAGCTTCCGCTATTGAATTATACCAAGAAACTACACTTTTATTTTCAATAAGTAAAACAACATATAATTTTTCAGAGCCTGCATGGGGACTTTATGCTGAATATACTGGTGTTGTATCTGCTACTTATGCAGCTTATAGTCCTGAAACAAATTCTATCCCAGTACAGGAGGTTATTGTTGAAAAAGCGACAAAGACAAGTTTTAAAAAAATCGCGCTTTTAGATAGGAGATTTAAAGAGGGTTTTTGTCCAGCTGCGGGGAAAAAAGTAACCTTATATGGAGATTCAATCGTTGTTGCTTATGATTCTCAATTTTATGAAAATTTCATTCTGGAAAAACTATCTGCTGCTAGTGTGCAAAGAAAGGGACAGAGTGGGGCAAGTTGGGCCGGTGATCTGCAAAATGATTCGAATTTAAATGCCCTATTAGCTACAAATCCTGATTTTTTAATTATGAGTTCTGTTAATGATCAACGAGAAGATACAAATATAGGGTTGATGTCTGATGCTCCTGCAGCTCCAACTATGATCGGTGGGTTGAAAAAAATATGGAATGCATTAATTAATCAGAACAAGAATATTAAAATATGTATATGCACACCTACTCCTTATGGTTCAGTAACTAGCGGGGGGCGAACATGGGTAGGTTCTAACGAACCAAATAGTTCGGGAAAATACGCATTCGAATACGCTGATGCTATTAAACAACTAGCTCAATGTTATTCAATACCTGTAGTAGACTTGCTTGGAAATTGTGAGTTTAGGCCACAAATTGAAGGCACAAATCAAAGAGTTTTTACGAGTGATGGTGTACATCCTATTCAAATTGGATATGATGTTAAGACTAACATTATCTGTGATGTTGTATACAAAATGTAATCAAAGCCCCTTCGGGGGCATTAACTTAAAAAGGGGATGAAGACAGGAAAAAAAGGAATCGATTTGATATTAGATTTTGAGACAGGTGGGAACCTTAAAAAATACCTCACTGCTTATTGGGATGCTACAGGTAAAGTCTGGACTATTGGCATAGGGTCTACGTACTACGAAGATGGTAGCTTGATAAAAAAAGGAGATGTAATTAGCGAGTATCGGGCGCGAAAGCTATTTGCAAATATAATTCCTAGATACGAAAAGGAGTTAAACTATTGGTTGGATAAATACAATATTAAGGTGAATCAGAATCAATTTGATGCACTTATGAGTTTTGGGTACAATGTAGGGGTAGGTAATGAGAAAACCGCAAAGCTTCCTGCTCGCGGCCTAGCTGGATCGACACTCTTCAAAAAAATGAAGATCAACCCGAACGATCCGACAATCAGGGATGAGTTTCCAAAATGGAATAAGTCGGGGGGGCAGGTACTAAAAGGGTTGACCAGGAGAAGGATAGCGGAAGCGAACTTATATTTTGAAAAGTAATGGCAGAGGAAAAAGACGATTTCATTGACAGAAAGATTAATGGTGTAGGAAAGTTTACACAATGGATAAAGGACAATCCAACGGCTTTTCTATGTGCCTTTGTATCTGCCTTGCTGATCTTATTCATTTGCTTATACATTGAAGCAAAGAATGAGAATATTGCTTTATTGAAGTCTACAAGCCAACAAGTACAGGATGAGATACGTAAGCAATTACCAGCAGAGCTTAGGCCAGCGGTAGAGAAAGAAGTAAGTAAGCAAACAGCCCCTATGCGTGAGCAGGTGGATACAACTACCAGTCAAATAAAACAGATCATCAGGGAGGTAATAAGATGAAAAAATTAGTATTGTTATTGATGCTATTAGGGACGGTTACCCTGATCTCGTCAAACGGAAAGCAAAGAATTAATAAGACCGATTTAGTAAACAGCTTGGATAGCCTAAAACAGTCGGTTATTGAGCTTAATTCAATTTTGAAATATGCTAAATAAACTAATCGCATCGGTGGTCATAGTGACCACCTTTGCTTCCTGCGGACTATTTCGAAAGTCAACTAAGCATGTGGAAAAATCTTCTTTGGAAGTGGTCAGCAAGCGTGACAGCTCCTTGTCCGAGAAAACGCAAAAAGATAGCCTACAGCGCACGGTAACGGTTGATAAGGGTGTAATCATTACGGAAACAGAAACTACGGTAACGACCGAAAAAAAAGGTGGTAAAGTAAACGGATCGGTACCTGTTGATAAGGCACTTTCAGGAGCGGAGATATTACTTAAAGATTCTGCAGGGTTTAAGATATTGGTACAACTCGATACTTTGCGGAATGCGTTCACGGTACGATCGGAATCCCCCGGGGAAAAGATTATTCAGCATACCAAGCAAACAGTTACCGAGAATAAAGATTACAAGGAAGAAAGTGAAAATAAGGGAAGTGAGCATGTCGAAAAGCAAGTAGCCACATCGCATGAGCATAGGCAGAAAGAATCTACTAAAATTGAAGATATCCAAAAGGAGCCAAAAGGTACGAGTTTCATATATTTTT